GCTGCTACGAACACCGGTGACTGGTCAGCTGCTACGAACACCGGTGACTGGTCAGCTGCTACGAACACCGGTGACCAGTCAGCTGCTACGAACACCGGTGACCAGTCAGCTGCTACGAACACCGGTAACCGGTCAGCTGCTACGAACACCGGTGACTGGTCAGCTGCTACGAACACCGGTGACCGGTCAGCTGCTACGAACACCGGTGACCAGTCAGCTGCTATAGTAAAAGGTAAAGAGTCTATAGCTATAGTTACAGGTTACAAATCTAAAGCTCAAGGCTGCATAGGTAATTGGCTTGTCCTAACAGAAAGAGGTGACTGGAATGGTGAGGGTTATCCAATTAAAGATGTTAAAACGGTAAAAGTTGATGGCAACATTATCAAAGAGAATACCTTCTATATGCTTATTAATGGCAAAATAGAAGAAGTAGAATAATTACAAACAAACCAAATCCGACATTAAAGGGTGTCGTGAGGTGTGAGACCTCTGTTTATATTATTAATTTATTATTTGGCAGCCGGGAAAGACCGGCAACTGGGCGTATGGCTCAATGGTAGAGCGTTCCCGATTGGGAAAGAAAGGGGTTCGATTCCCTAGCGTCCACACATTTTTTTATATTTAGAATATGGAGATAAAAGAAACAACAAAGACTATTTACATTGCAAATGATGGAATAGAGTTCTTAACAAAAGAGGATTGCGAAAAGCATGAGCAGTTTATCAATGAAACACTTTCACATATCAAATACTTTTGTATCAGATGTCATCCTGATTTGACTGAGACTGGATATTTCCAACATAAAATATATGTGGCTGTGCTCTCTATGGTTTACTTATACAAGGATATAGTTTTTGAATGGGCTATACGGAAATTCAAAGGTTATTTAGGACCAGGTGTGCAAGGATATAGATTCCTACCGCATTTTAGTGTAAGTGAAGTTTCTAAAGAAGAATACGAAAATTGTCCACCTTCTGAATGGGGAGGCTCTAAATTAGAGAGTGAGAACATATTCCTTAGCCCTAAATCAATTGAAGGATTTCCTGAAAATATTGATTACATGAAAGAATGGGGATTTAAGTAATATAATTATGATTAAAAGAGACAGAGTAATAGGAATAGATCCCGATTGCGACAAATCGGGAGTTACAGAACTGCATGTTAAGTCTAGGTGCTTAAACGTGACTAATCTTTCATTTCCTCTCCTTGTTGACTACTTAAAGATGCTGAAAGAAGATTTTGTTGATCGACAAAAAGAATCGATCATAGTCGTTGTTGAAGCTGGCTGGATGAATGAAAGCAACTGGCACGCTACACACTCGTCTCCTGCTGCAGCAGCCAAGATCGGCCAGAATACCGGACGTAATCATGAGGTTGCAAGAAAGATCGCAGAGATGGCGAGACACATAGGTTTAGAAGTAGAAGAAGTCAAGCCTCTTCGTAAATGCTGGAAGGGTAAAGAAGGTAAAATTACTCAAGAGGAACTATCAAAGATAGTAGGTGGACTAGACAAACGATTAAATCAAGATGCACGTGACAGTTGTTTGCTTTCATGGACATACGCAGGTTTACCAATAAGATTATAATATGGCAAAGAAGGAAATAATTCAAGCAAAGTGTAAGGACTGTGTACATTCTATACCTTTTTCCGAACTGGTCATTACCTGTAAGGAGAAGAATATGAATTTAGTAGGTAACTCAACAAGAATATGTCATCTTTTCAAAAATAAAAAGTCATGAAAACTTACCGGTTACCAGAGCAAGAAGGAGGTATACCTCCCGAACCGAATATTGAGCGCATTCCCGTAAAGATCAATACAAAAACGACGATCCTTGTCAAAAAGGGGTGTAATATAAAAGAGCATGTAAAAAGATTTAAGAATAGAGTAATTAATGTGCCTGGGTATATCCCCTGGGATTAAATAACATCTATATGACATGTAATAGACATAAGAAAGATAAATTTAAAGATGAATTTATGATATGGAAACGAGGAAAGAGCTAACCTGCTATTTCCCACATGATGCCAATGCCAGAAACTCCGACAAGTTGATTCGTTTACGAATGCGACATAAAGCTGCCGGATATGGTGTTTTTTTTATGATTTTGGAACGTCTTAGAGAGGAGCCGGATTATATGAGTGTCAAAGATTATAACATGATAGCCTTTGACCTTCGTGAAGATGCTTCTTTAATTAAATCTGTCATTGAAGATTTTGGGTTATTTGTCTTTACCGAGGACGGTAAGTACTTCTACTCCGAAAGTTTCAAGCAAAGAATGGGATTTAAAGACGAGAAATCAAGAAAACGATCGGAAGCGGGTAAATTAGGCATGGCTATAAGATGGGGGAATAACAATAATATAACAAACAATCCTAATATCGATAACATTGTTATAACAAAAGAAGAAAAAAACATAACAATAAAAGGAAAGGAAAGAAAAGAAAAGAAAAATATAAAGAAAGAATCTGCTTACGCAGATAAGAAAGAAAACGATTTCGATTTGAAACAAGAAGGAATCAGGACAGACTATGCAAAATTTCTCATTTGGGTAGACACAAATACTCCTGCTGTAAAAAAAATACAGCGTCAGATAACACAAGAGGAATTTATCAAACTAAAGCAAAAATACAACACGATTCAGATAACCGATATTTTGGAGAAGATTGATAATTACAAAGATGCTCCTAAGAAATACACATCGGTCTATCGGACGTTCTTAAACTGGGCAAAGAAAGAATATGGATAACAAAGTTCTCCCCCACGACATAGAAGCAGAAAAACTTGTCTTGGGAACTATCATGTCAGACCGTAATGCACTTAACGAAGTCAGAGACATCTTGACTCCTGATTGCTTTTACGACAAGTACAACAGGGAAATCTACTTAGCTATAACCCAAATTGATTCACGAGGGGAAAGTCCCGACATGATTATGGTCGTCAACGAAATGAAGAAGACCAATGTCAACGTAGATCCGTTTATCATAAGTCAGATTGGATCATGCTACACTTCTGACGTGTATCAACATGCCGCTATTCTCCATGACAAAGAAAAGCGACGGCGTTTTATATCTATAAGCATGCTTATGCAAAATAGAGCCTATTCTGAATCGGAGGACATCGTTGATATCCTCTCTGAAGCTGAAGACGGGTTAAAGGGGATGTTTCAGACTTCAAAGGACAGTATCTACACAATTAAAGATGCCATCAAGGAGGTCTCGAAACAGATGTCGTTGAATGCGTCCGATTCAAAGCAACTGACCGGTACACCGACAGGATTTAGCAAGATAGACAACAGGAGCGGTGGATTGCAAAAGTCAGACTTGATAATAATCGCGGCCGATACATCTTCGGGCAAAACGTCCCTAGCTATTGCGCTCACTTTGTCTGCCGCCAAATATGGCGATGGAGTAGCCTTCTACTCGATGGAGATGAAAAAAGAACAGATAGCTGCCAGAATGATTTCTATTGAGTCCGGCATACCTTCTAACGAGATCATGTATTCCCGTCTTTTACCAGAGCAGTTCAACCGCATTGACAAGGGTATCGGCAAAATCTACGATAAACCCATTTTCTTTGACGATAGAAGCAATTCTAACATCGATACGATACTCGCATCCATTCGGACAATGAAACTCAAATACGAAGTCTCTGGCGCGGTAGTAGACTATCTGCAAATTCTATCAGTAAACATGAAAGGTAGTAACACAGAACAACAAATGGGAGAAGTAGCGCGAAGACTGAAAAATTTGGCAAAAGAATTGGACATTTGGATTATTGCCCTATCACAGCTCAATCGTGACAGTCTTAATCCTGTCCCTTCCTTGGCTAGATTACGTGCTTCCGGCCAGATAGCTGAAGCAGCCGATGTTGTCATGTTGATTTATCGACCGGAATTGTATAATAAATTCTATCCTGAGCCATTTCAGAACACGAATGTCAACGGTACAGCCATGATAGATATTGCTAAGGGACGAAATATAGGACTGGCAAAATTTATTGTCAGATTTGATGCAAAGACAACCCATTTCACTGAATACGACGGTTCCTGGGATATGCCACAAGAACAGATTGATCCGGAACCATTTTAATCAAATAAAATCATGAACGAAAAGAAATATTATCACCTCCTCACAAAAGAAGAGGCTGAATACGCCATGTCTTTACCTGAGCTTATTTTCCGACGAACATATCAAAGTCCGGGATGCTGCCGATTTGTATCGGCTATGGATAAGACCTTTGGGTGTCCGTGGATTTTCAAAGATGAAATACACAGAACCCAAATTGTTAAACAATGCAGGGAATGTCCTTGTAGTAAAAGTGTAATTTAAATCAAAAGTACTGAATATGACTTGGAAAGAATTAAGAGATAGTATTTCCCAGATGACAGAAGAAGAGCAACAGCAAGACGTTGCTATTTGGGGAGAAGATTTTAGTTTACGTAATGACTGTCGTCTCATGAAGAATCTGGAAGATGAGTACTATAATGATAAATGGATGGATTGTTGTATTGGAGCTGGAGAATTAAATGGAGAGGATTTAAAAGATCCTGATACTAAATTAGTTTGTAAAGCTGGGATGTATTATGTATTTGGATAATAACTTAAAAAATTATGAGAGCTGATAAAATTTTCACAAAGGAAAACGGAGACAGATATAAGGTTCTGGTAGCCTTATCTGTCGACTCATACGGTGATAAGCATTTTTGGGATATTATCGTCTATTTCTGCCCTAAAGGGAAAAGAAAATGGTCAAAGGTAAACTGCCAAGACGATTATGACTACCGAGTTTTGGATATGAAAGAACGGGACAATTATTATAAAAAGTTTATCCTTTCGCATATTCCTTCGGATTGGGTTGTTGAAGTACAGCAATTGATTATAAAAGAACTTAGTAAATCCATTGTTTAATATTATGACAAAGTTATTCAAATACTACAAGGGGGGGGGGGCCGGAAACCCGTTTCCCCCAAACAGCTTGGAGCCACTATTCTGGGTGAAAGTTGGAGAAGATAGGCAAACATTGGTTGTGCATTTCTCGGATGCTGAAAAAGCCATTGAAATAGCTGAACTAGAAATGACATCAACAACAGGTGAACCTTTCTCCTTTAGTTGTAAAGGGATAGAGGAGGAAACAATAACTTTCGAATTATGTTCCCCGATTAATTTCGATTTATTATTTAAAGGTTGCAAAACTCATAAAAACAGACTAAATATTTTTTCTCAGCCCTGGAAAAGGAGAGGTAAGAATACAAAAGTTTAAAACTAAAAAGAAAGGAGTATAGTTATGGCATTTTTAGCTGTAAACAGAAATGGAGAGGAATTAATATTTAATGACCTTCCCACTTATGACAGAGTAGAAGATACATGGAAAGTTTTAGGAGTTAGGTCAGAGCTTGTTTATGATGATCCGCACGATTATAGTGCAGGTGTACATGAAGAAACTGTAAATGATGATGATTACGGCGTTACCCTGCCTAAAGGAACAATTGAAAAAATCATTGGTGGTCCGTTGTCATTAGCTAATAATCCGGTAGAAATTAACTAACAACTAAAAAGAAAGAAATATTATGACAACAGATCAGAAATCAAAACAATACTCCGGAAGAATAAGTAATCAGAGCGGAGTCTACACCAAAGGCGAAATTGAGACTGCCTATGTCACAGGCTACAGCGAAGCCGAACAGGAAGCTATGAAAGCCTTTGACATATATCTCAGAAACTATCAAGGGTTAGACGCTTCAGGAAAACGTTATAAGATTCTTATGGACGATTTTAAAAACATTATGGGGGGGACGTTATATCAACAATTACCAAGTTTTAATTTAGAAAAATACCTTGAAGAAGTCCATAGATTGTCATTCGAAAATATGGGCAACGCCTGTAGGGAATACCTTAAAAAAGAAGGCCATTCTTTTGATAAATGTAACTGCCATGTTAACGAAGAAAAAAAACGTGAATCATGGGAGTAGAAAAGAGTATTGATATAAATAGCTTTCCAAAGCAGTACACAGCAGCAGAAAGTAAAATGGGTGGAATTGGTCGCAAAGTCGAAGTATGCTTTAATTATAACGCAAGTAAAACAATTACTGGAGTAATAATTCGGGATGATAAAGGACTGCCATTTCAAACGATCATACGTCTTCAGGATGGCAGAGTCATTCTCGGTACTGAATGTCAGTATAGGCCGCTTCCCGATACAGACGAAAAAGTAATTAATCAATTCACATTTAAAAATAACTGAACCAAATGGATAAGGTACAACAATCAATAGACTTTCTCCAGAAGTTGGAAACAAACGAGCCGTATTGTCTTGGTTTTTCGGGTGGCAAAGATAGCATAGTGATTCTGGATTTGGCTGAGCGTGCTGGTGTCCAGTTCACGGCAACCTATGCTAACACTACCGTCGATCCACCTGGAACAATTTCTTTTATTAAGAATAATTATCCGCAGGTCATTATTCGACATCCGAAAAAATCTTTCTTCCAGCTTGTGAGTGAAAAAGGTTTCCCCTCTCGGATGCGCCGGTTCTGTTGTGAGAAACTGAAAGAACAGTACGGAATAGGAAAACGGACAATTGAAGGAACCAGGGCTGAAGAGAGTTCGAAGAGAGCATTGTATGAGCCGGAGCAGTGCGACACTAGGAAATGGATGAAGGGTGCAAAGCATATTTTGCCGATCCTGTCTTGGTCAAAAGATGACGTTTGGCGATATATACGGAGGCGTGGATTACCATACTCAAAGTATTATGATCCGCCCTATTGCTTATCCCGACATGGTTGTGTAGGCTGTCCCCTTGCTGGAGCACATCAAATGCAGACCGAATACAAGCTATTTCCCGGATACGCCCGACAGACGATCCGGTCGATCGAGAAATATATGGAAAGCAAACCGAATAACGCGATCGCACGAAATTTCTCTGATCCCTACGAGGCATTTTATTTTTACTTGAACGAAATGTCGATGCAGGATATACGACGATTAAAAAAAGGTCTGTTTGGATTTAATGCTAAACAGATCATTGAAAAAGAAATATTTCAAACTTAAAAAGGAAGGAGCTAAATTATGGCAGGAAAGAAAATCGAACCAGGGCAAACTGTAGAAATAAATGGCGTGGCGTATACCGCATTATCCGATTGGGGCACTCCAAATTGTAAAGGTTGTGATTTGAAGGACTCTGAAAATTGCGGCGAATACGACTGTCTAAGTGGAGTCTATTTCGTTAAAAAAGAGGCTGTAAATGAGAATATGCTAAAGTTGTTCGGCAGTCATTTATAATCAACTATAAAAAAAAGATGAAGAGTAAAGATGCAAAACTATTTCTTGATACCTGGGTGACGAAGGTTAAAGGATATAGTACACCAGTTGTTTTGCACATCGGAAATCATGTCCTAATTGGAATAGTTGTAAAGACCGGGTATCCTATACTGATTGCCAGGTTCAATGTGAATATCAGAAATTATTTATTAGAAAATTAACAAGTATGACAGCACAAGAATTAATCAACAATAATGCTCTTGCTAATATAGAGATAACAGGTGATCAAACTGTAGTATTTACTGAAATTGCGTTGACAGCTGTAAAGATGGCACGTGAAGAAGGTGCAAACAACCTTATTAGCCAATCTGTTTCAAACGGTCAAAAGAAACATCAACAGGGAATGGACTTTATGAAATATAAGGCTATCGAAGCCTTTAACGAAGCTATGATATTTTACACTTCAGCCGCATGCCCGTCAGAGCAAGAAGCGTTGAAGTATTTTAAAGCTTACCTGGATCAAGAACTAGATAGCAGTTGTTCGGAAAAACCGAACGACTTGATCTGCGGCAACTGTGACGCGTTTTGTGAGTGTGTTATGGGGCCGTATGGTGTAGATTGTAATGATCCGGCCTGTCCTAGATTTGATGATAGTTCCTTGAGTCAATTAAAGAATAAAGATCATGAATAGGAATATTACAATATCACAGGAAGATGACAATGGGCGGAAAAAGCGATTTGAATTCTGGTTTCATGAAAACTTCATTGTAATTCATGTTCACGGGTTTACTGACGACGAAAAATTTGCTAAACATGCATTAAAAAACCGGATGATTTGGGGGTGTTGGTACTTCTGCTTTGAATCTTTTATCCCTCGATTCGTATTTGAGAAGATTGTATCTACAGAAGAATGTGTTGATCTATTCGTTGAATGGTATCAAGAGGAAGAGCCGAAATAGCTCATATCACGCAAAAAGTGATATCATCTCGTTGACATCAACGAGATGATATGTAACGACAACTAAATTAATAATTATGGAAGCAAATGTAATATTGGCAAGCAAAACAATGATGTCAATGCCCGAACCTATAACAAACACATCAGCCTTCGGAGCCTGCACAGTTTCTCGTTGAAATTTACCGGTTCGAAGTCAAGGGAATCGACCAGGCGATCGACTTCTTTCCTGGCCGATTCCTTTTTTAACTTCTGTACTTCTTTTTTGTTTTTTCGCATTGTCGTTTCTTTTGATGTTCGTGGTAATCACAGCTACAGATAAACATCTGTACATCTTTTGAGAGCTTCTTACCAATATAGCCAGCCAAATAAGCTATTTCTTCCCCTCCTGTCGGTATTTTACAAGCTACAGCTATATGATCCTCCAAATGCCTCAATTCGTGCATCAGAGAGTCTGAAAACTCATCAGGAGAAGATGTCTTTCCAATAACCATGATAGACTCCTTGAGATGATAATTTGAATAGGTTAAGCCTGTATTGAGTTTACACGCTATTATATTACGATATGACTCTCTCAATTTTCGGGGAGGACAACCAATACTTTTCAGGCAGTCCATTATCTCATTAGTCCAATAACAAGTGACATAATAAAACACATGAACCTGCCAATCGTATTTAGGTATGTTTAACTCCCGGTATATCATCGTTTTATAGAATTAAATTTGCGCTCTATTTTTCGACGTTGCTGACGTGGCAGATTGGTACTCTTGAGATTATTAACGATAAAAGATACTTTATCGAAATCCTTTTTTGGCATACTGGCCAACACGTCCGAAGGGGACTCTCCCTTAAGGATACGAAATATGTAACTCCAACCACTCATTAGATCATTTCCTCCCATATAATTGGTATGCCAGCACCGATACAGTCTGCATAAAAACGAGTGAATACTATACCTTCGTAAGCATCCGGATCGTCACAAACGTTTTTGATGTATAAAGCAGCATACTGTTCATTAACAATAGATGAGCCTAAGTAATCAGCTTTGCACATGTTCGCAGCATACACATAATCGAACCCACCTTTCTTCTTGACTTCAACGTTGTATTTCTTTAAAAGTTCATCTACCTGCTCTTTTTGCCAGGGAGTGATTTTCACCTTTTTACCATTACCATCTTCCTTCTCCATCATGGATACAGCAAAGTCACACATGGATTTGCTAAAATGCCAGCCATATTGCGAGAGATAAGCTTTCATTCCTGCTGGAAAATCGTCATACATATCTAGTCTCATATTATTGTCTATTTTAAATGAAGGGGAACACCGTCCCCCTTCTGATTAATAACGTCTACGTCTACGGTATTCACCCGCATAACGACCGGTATTTTTCACTCCGCGTCTTTCTCCATAACCGTCACCACCTCTCGACCAATCACGACGGAAATCATCGTTGTCATCGTCATCGTCGTCCCTGAATCCCATACCGCCATCAGCTTTTCTTTTGCCTTCTTTACAGCCGAGTTTATAGGCTTCTTCCATAGCTTCCATCAAATCTTCATCCTCATAGGCGTCAAATTCTCTGTAAAGCTCTTCTAGTTTTCTTGATCCCATATTTACGTTGTTGCTTTTTTATTGTTAGTACTCTGTTTATCAAGAAGAAGAGATTTAAGTTCTTCGAATCCGCCACCAAACATCTTTTTCATTTCCGCAATCTCATTTTCAAGACTTTGAATCTTACTCTCCTGTTCCTTCTCCTTTTTGAATTGGGGATTGAGTTGGTTAAGCATCAATTCACAGTTGTCAATGATTGATTTATGAGTCTCTATACTGCCTAATATCTGTTGACTATTCTGCAGCATGGCACTGATTTCCTGATTAATCATCATTTGATCACAAGACAAAACCAATTTCTCACCGCTCTCCGGCTTATAATCAGCGATAGATTTATCAGCCGGTACAGAGGATAGTTTAACTGTATCATCACCTACCTTGACAGATATGTCAATGATCATTTCGGGCTGCATAACCGGATAACCATTTGCCATGTTTTGAGGCTTCGGACGTAAATTGCTCACACCTATTACACTCCCTACTTCGCAGAATGGTTTATCCGTTTTATGCAGGATAAAATATTGATTGCCTTCTCTAAGTTCTTTAAATGTCATTTTCTTCTTGATTTAAAAGAGAGCCGGGATAATCCCGGCATCTCATTATTTACCCTTTGCTATGCTTGCTTCTGCCGGAGTATTACCACCCTGAGCAGCCGGAGTAGGATTGTTTGAGGATTGTACACCTAACAGGCGGAATATACCCTGAGGCTTATTAAACCAAACAATGTGTTCTGTGTAACCACCCAACACCGGCGATCCGCTACTGGTATTAACAGGAACATTTACGTCACTGCCTATCACCTGTACATTATGATGGTCTACCACCGGAATCCGATTTGTTCCAATTTGGGTATCTTGTGACGGGACCGTGGTTGCATAGCCATTAGGCACAACAACATTAACCGCATAAGAAGCCTCTGTGGTCGTCACCGGATGTCTTACTCGCCAGATTAGTACCCCAACCTCCGGAAGCGCACACCATTCGAATGGATTAAGACCAAAATCGATTTGTGATTCCTCGCCTTCGGGAGTTGTGACTACCTTTCCTGTCGTTGATAAGACATAAATTCCATTCACGTCAACCCTGGGGACGCAAGCTCTTGTATTAAATCTTGCTGTCATATGATCCCCTCCTTACACTAAGCCGTTATAAGCACAACCACAGCCTTCGCGGGTAACTTGTACCTGCATAGGTCCGCAACAGTTCGGGTTTTGAACAAAGTAAGCCGGTACTGGACACGGAGACTTAAGCTGAGACACAATGTTAGCAGTCTGAGCAGCCTGAGAGATACCCAATTCCAAAGCAGATTTTTCTTGACGCAATGTATCAATCTTGCTCTGCATTTCACGCATTTCTAACTGACAGAATTTGTCGTTGATGATCTGAGTCTGAGCGTCAATTTTAGCACCTAAGATGTTAAACTGAGTGTTAGCATTGCCGGTCAGAGTATTGGTCTGATTTACAATTGCCAACTGGCTCTCGTAACCCTGTGTAGTGATAGCGTTACGAACATCGCAGCAGCATGAAGCAATCTGGCTCAACAACTGAGTGTTACCAGATTGGACGGCATTGATAATCTGTTGAGAAGACAAACCAACCTGGTTGCCCACGTTTTGAATCTGACCCTGAATCTGACAGATAGCATTCTGCAACTGCTGTGTCGAACAATTAAGAGAGCTTGACAACTGGCCAATCGCTTGACCATTACCTTGAATTGCATTCATAAGGAGTTCACGTCCGGCGTCGTTGTTTAATTCTGCAGGTAAACCGCCGCCGTTACGGTTATTGCCGAAGCCATTGCCACCCCAACCGCCAAAAACGAAGAATAGCAGAATGATCCATATCCACCAGCAACCACCTCCGCCCCAAGCGTCCTGATTACCTTTGTTGTTCATCAAAGCGGCAACAAGGTTAGGGTCTAATGACTTTCCTCCACCTCCCATCAAGCTCGGAAGAAACGCCATAATGTCAAACTTACTTCCACCGGAATTTCCACCTTCGGGAGTACCGATAAAATAATTTCTATCCATTTTAAATATCTTTATTGTTATGATCAGCACTATTTCTGACCACAACAAAGCTACGGAGATTAGATTCTTATATAAATCAATGATTTCCTGCTGTTTTCTTTATATTTTCGTATTGTATTCTCAACATTTTCCCACCTCGTAAACGATCTGAAAAATTAGAAAGGATATAATTAACAGAACGTTTAGTTTTGCGAATATGAGAGGAAATTTGTGAAGGATAGAACCCATTTTCATACAACAGCCTAACAAGCAAATATCTGGCATCAACAACTTCGGTTTCCTTACTGTTTGAGAAAATATCGTCCGTTGATATTTCTGTTTCTTTTGAAACAATTCTTAATATTTCGGCAAAGATTTCAGATTTACACATAAAATTTAAATTTTAATTTTACCTTTGCCCTTGCTACATAAAACTTACGATCCATAATGCAACAAAAGCGTAAACATTCGTGTTGAAGACATTAAAGTCCCCCAACGTGCGAGTGTTTACGCTTGTGTATCAGTTTTATGTAGCAGTTTAACGGATACGTTGCGGGGACTTTATTTTGTTTCCCGTCCCCATAGGAATGCTTATGAACAAAAAGCTATTTTATTACCATAATTTATAATACACTCCAACGCCGATATAAGGCGACAGACCGGACCGGCCTATGCCATAACCGCCAGTAACCCCTAGTCCCCATCGACGGGCAGAAACCGTCTTAGTGGCATAGATTGTCTTTGGAAAAACTTCTATACGGTCAAGGTTTGCATTGTAGCCAGATACCCAGGCGTGATAGTTTTCCGATACATATTCCTTCTGAGTTATCGGTACCGGAACATAGATCGTGTCAATCTTATCCTGTCCTTTCTCTTTGACGATGATCGGATAGGGTATTTCAACCTCTCCTACTTCGATTTCAAAGGAAGGTACCGGCAGAACCGTTCTAAGAGTGTCAACTACCGTATCACGTTCGACTTGTACATTTTTTACACAAGTTCCTCTGACATGATAACCGGCAAGAAAACTGGCCATCAAACTTACCAAAAGCAATATGATGTGCCAGGCTTTCATTTCTTAATGATGATCTGTTTTCTCTGTTCTCCTTCTAACTTCAAAGAAACATGCAAGAAATTCTTGTGCCTATAAAGGATAGCCTGATCAAATGGCAGACCGGAATCTTCCAAGACTTCCAACAGATCTCCGGCTTTCCCTTCAATACGTAAATCAGCTGCTTCTCCTTTTTGGTGTTGAGAAGTCGGTACACCACCCACTGCGGCATTCAATTCAGGACATCGATAGCCGGAATTGATTGATATAGATTTACCGACAGCGTCTCTAAGTGGCTGCAATAATTTTGCACACAGATTTGTAATTGCTAGTATCTCGCGAGATCCCGGTTCATTCTTGATCCCTTTTGCAATAGCAGTTTCACTATGAGTAAGTTCTTCTAATGTAAAGTTTTCTGTAATCTTCATTTCTTTTCCTCCTTCTTTTTAGCTGCAATTAAGGCTTCCGTAAAAGCGTCTTTCAACATATCCTTGCTTAACACGCTTCCTAACAAGGCGGCTGTCTTACCAGCTTGTCTACGCTGTTTAGCATCGGCCTTTTCCCATATCGATCTTATCTCCGTCACAAGTATAAATACCGTAATCAAAGATGTTATAACCGGTATGTTTGTCAAAAAAGAGAAATGAATAAATTCCCAAAATTGACAGACATAACATACAGCATCAATACTCCAGGCAATACAGATACTCCCTGCGTACAAAATAAATTTGCTAACAGTCCGGCGCATTCCGTACGAATTCCTATCCTCTCCTCTCAAACGAGCTTTATAATAACCGGATGCAAAGTCCCAGCTCATCGCAAAAAGGACTAGCACCATTTCAAATATGGATATTATAAGCATCCCCCTCATTTCCCAAATCATCCTAATTACCTCCATTGTGTGTCGATCCTTTAGTTAGTAATTAATTATTTATCAATAGAATTGTTGCTAAATAAGTAGAAAGTAATGCGGCTATCTCCACCCAAAACATCGGCTTGCTTTGATAAAATTTATACCAAAAGCCGCCTTCTTTTTCTTTCACAATAGACAATGCCGTATATCCGATGTATGCTAGCCATACAACTAACATATACCAAGCATTAAACGCTACCCATAATTGAGATCCAACGACACACATAAGAGCTCCGGCAAGATGTATCTTCCCCTCAAATTCCTCTTTGAAATTAGGTGCCGCTCCAACCATAAACATACCAACACAGGCCAAAAATGCTAAAAACTCCGTACCTGGATTACTTGCCTCTAGTATAGAAGGCATAAGCAGCACTGCTGTCAGCCACATGGTAGCCATAAACCAATACGGATGATTCAACTTAAAAAAAGTAGCACTGATTGAATAAGATATACCCTTTTGCTTAATACATACCGCTACCGTGTATATCAATATTACTAATAATGATAAAGCTATTAACACCCACATGCTATTCTGTTTTATTTCGTTGTTCAAAAATCGATTTTGTATCTGACAAAACAGCGGTGTATATAGCTTCACTGTCTTCGTCCGAGACAGGCTTGTCAAACGAAATATTTTTGGTTCCGTCTGCATTGATAGTTATATACCCGAACCGGACATCGGCTTTTTTTATAGCCCCCATTATCGATGTCACATTTTGACCTTCATCCTGAGCAACGTTATACTGTATATCGTAACCTGCAACGTTATTCAGATAGGTACTTTTTACTACTGATGATACTTGTTCTAGTGCCATAATTATTCCTCCTTATTTTTATATGTTTCTAACTCTTCTCCGGATTTTGCCACGGCAGTAACGAGATATCTTTTTAATACTGTCCCCAACAAAGCCAACATAGTTTTAAAGTCTTCCTCTGAAATATCAATTGGTCCTTCTGAGTAATATATCTTTCTTGCCAACTCTGACATCGGAACACTTTCGGAAGCCCGGTGAAGAGCATTTCCTATCGCTTCTCGCCAATCCTGTAATTCAAATTGGTCAACGCCAATTTCTACGTTTAATTCTTTCAAATTAATTCTTACCTGTTTCATTTTCAATAAGTTTTAAAAGTTCATTTATTTTATCTCTAATAACTTGTCTATCGGAATGTATTTTTTCTATATTATACTCTATTGGTAATCCTAGCATATTCATTTCATAAGATTTTATGATTTTATAATCAGTACTTGACAGTTCGGATTTTAACCGCTCTATCTCATACTCAATTGGTCTAACTTCCAGAACATACTCCAATTCAAGATTTCCGCTCTTGAAATAATACCTTTTGAAATAGTATTCTCGCTCTGGATCATTGGGTATATCTACAATATCGTATACAGTATAATCCTCTCCTGCGTACATTGTTTTGTTGTTAATACCTGCAGGAAAATTCTTATTGAACTGATAGCTATTCAATACTAAACCGTCCTTATTTCTTACATAGATTTCCATAACTCATTAATTTGAAAGGCTTTGTATATACCAAGCCTTGTTATAAAAAGCCAAAACCATAAAATCGCCTTTACTAAGCCAGCGTGCGCCATACGAGGCACCTGCAGCGTCGTTTTGAATATTTCCGTCATTATTTAATAGCGGTGTTGTTGCTGTTCCAGCCACAAGTACCCGATAAGCGCAATATCTATCCATAAATAATCTGATTGTATATACCCCGTATGTAGAAGCAGCAGTTCCGCTTTGAAAATTTCCAAATACTTTTTGTATAGTATCTTCCAAAGGTAATTCAAATGTTAGGTCATCTTTTAAATCTCTAAATAGAAATAAGCTCCCATTTTTTTCCAAACTATATGTTCCGGCTCCGGTTATTGGACTCACTTCTTCTATTTCCCACAATCGTCCTCTATGCATTCTACCGCCAATAGTTTCAAGAGCTAAATTGACATCAGCGTATTTGGATTCTAGTTGCAAAGCTGTGTTACGATAATAATTTCCCCAACCTACAAGAGAATCAGGTATTTTATTCGAAATACCATTATAAATCCGAGCTGTTATTCGTTGATTAGGAAATGGACCTTCATAAACATTCGATCCTAAATATATTTGCGTAAACGATCCATCTGAGCTTTTAGCATGGCGCAATTTCATTTTAGCATATGTGTCATCTGCACTACCGCTGGTTTCTGCAAGCAGCCAACCATCATCAATTTTATATCTTCCAATATAAGCCTGATTGGCATATATCGCGTCTACATCTAAAATCTCTGTACTGATAACTCCACCTATTATAGATGTATTACCATTTATTAAAGCATTTGTCAATTTCTTGAACTCGGAAGTTGCCGCCAAATTAGCGACATCATCTACAGCTGTATTTGTAGCGTAATTCTTTAAAGTATTAGATAATGTCGTTGATTGTACATAATCAGATAATGTGCTAGCCAAGGCATAGCTACTCAACTTATTATTCAAACTGGAGTTAGTCACATAATTAGTTAAAGCGCTTGTGACATCAGTCATGGACGCTTTTCCATTTATACGATTATTGACCGTAGTATAATCCGAAAGCATGCTAAACGAGACAGCGCCAACTAGGTTTATTCGGTTAGCTTGTATTAAAATACCATCAGTCCCTACGTTGATAGCATTAACTATCGCTTTGCCTCCTTCCATCTCCTTTTTTGCGAATATGGTAGTAGCATCCCCTTTGGTTATCCAACCAGATGTTTCGATCGTATTGTTTATTGTATTTACTTTTTCTACAGTTGCAGAAATACGATCACCTTGAATAGACAATTCTGCATTTGTGGCATAAATACCAAGATCGGGTTTATCCGTCAAGTTATTATATCCCGATCCTGATTTTATTTTAAGGTGGGCCGCGACAATCTCGCCATCCACTAGGTTGAAATATGTTTGACCGTCTGAACTGGCAATCACATTCGTGGTTATCCGTCCTGGCAGAACTTCAGTAAATCCATAAACGTTCACATAGCTTCTTACCCCTTCGTACTCACTGGATAAAGTACCAACCAAGAAATAATAATAACCGTCTCCCGGGTCCATCTTATAGGCTGTCTTGCTCAAAAGGAAAGATCCGGTTGTCCCAGTCTTTGAACATTTAGCATAAAAATACATAGCATCTGTTTCATCCAGCGACGGAGAAGTGTATGACGACATATCCCAAAACTTATAATCCGAAGTTTTATGAGTGGGAGATATTTTGTCAATCCCAAGCGTCATATGTTGGAGTATCGTAGCCGGAGCCGTAAAGACTTTTGTCTTTTGATTATAAGAGAAGTTTGGTATCGTTTCGACAGGTGTAGTTTTGTTGTTTACAAAACGGAATTGAAGGCTTTCCGATCCGACCTGTAAAGACATTGTCTGTATGAAAATGGGGTTTATAGCTCCGGTAAAACCATCAATAGCAGCCTCCAGCATCTTGCCGGTTTCTTCCAGATCTCTAAACCTTCTTTTTGTCAAAGATATTGAGTCTTTATACCGATTTTCGTCCACGACCTCATTAGAATCTATCTTTCCTAAATCAGTCGATACGGAACCACCAACCGGCACATTCGATAATTCAATGACCGGGGCATGTGGTTTATTGATATAGTCTTTTACAGACATGATTCTTATCAATATTCCTTCCGGCTGAAATTGCGTGTCTGAAAATTGGATATATCCTCCGGGGGTTATTTTCCCTCCTATTTCAAGCCATTTATTTTTAGCCCATATGGGATCTAGCTCTCCGGTAAACGAGAACTGTTCTTCTTCATTTTCATAGAAATACCTAACAGCTTCCTTAAACATCTCCCAGGAAGCACCTGTTTTGGTGGCATCATCCTCAATATAAGCTTGCGGGAGCTTGATATTAAAAATAGCATATTTATCCCCTATGGCCGGTTTTAAGTTTTCATTTGGCAATGTCACGCCATCCTCTTCTAAAGAGACAAGTTCAAAGGTCCTTGTCGCATGGTCGTATCCCGTCAGATCGGTATCTGTCTGGACAATATCAAACTCTCTTCCGGTCAAGACCCCGGTTTGAAAGATCATTGTAGCCTTTTCCCCCGCAATCCGGCAGTCACGATAGTTCAGGTCCGCCGGGATAGTCGTATCTACAATGTTGTAAAAGGTGACAGGATTACCCTCGTTGTCTGTTCCTTCTTCTGTCGTTACAGCGGTCACTTCACCTACCCTGGAAGGATAAATATTAGAAGCATCATAGCTATCTTCATTATACTGAGATACTTCTTTATCCGCCCTGGTAATGTACATGCCATCCTTATCAGTCTTGTATTTACGTCCTTCATATTCAAGCTCTTTGGATTTAGGTAATAGCAGGTATCGGCTTTTATATGTCGCCAGGTCTATGTTTCTTTCTCCGCCTTGCACATACAACAAATTGACTGGAGATTTATCCCCTTGATTCGCTCTCCCCACTCCCGGACGAAACCCGTTTCCTTTTCCATAAGACAGTGCAAGAGGCTCATTCTTAAATTTCTCAACTTTACGTAGATGGATGGTTTTACCGTCTATCTCCCACTCCGTACTAAATTCTTGTGCCAATCTGTTAAGTACATCATAACAATACTCGTGGTTAAATGACAGATACTTTTCTGTAGCTTCTATACAAGAACCGACCAACCACCCCGGATCACGCAAATTCAAATTTTCAACAAGTAGCTGTAAAAACATTCTTGGCTTTGCAGTCAGAGAAAACTTCAATTGAAAAGGGATATCTGAAAGAGACTTGTATTTGTATCGCTTAAGTATCTCCTGATTACTACCGAATGTTATGGTGTATTCAAAATTTCTTGTCCCATGCTTTTTGAAATTGTCCGGTCTCCATAGAGTATACCTTTGTCCTTGATACTCTATATACGATCCAACTGGAACTACCGTATATTCCGGAAGACTAAGGTTTAGAGTTACCGAATTATCCCCCATAATTGACCGGTTCCTTACACTGGAATCATCAACCTGAACATCAAATAATACTTTACCTGTTTTATCGTAGATAACCATCTTTTGAGATTTTACGATAAAATTATCCGATACTTCCCGTTGTAGGAAATATCGGATAAGGATAAACGTAACAGTTCAAAAAGTGTTACAAAATAGTTGTTTTAGCTCCATTTGGAAAGCCAATAGCACCTAAACAAGTCGGACATTAATATCTACCAAGTCTTTCAATGCCGAATAAATAGGATACGTTGTGCCATAAAAACAGTAGTATTTTCTTACGGTTTCTTCTTCCATTTCTGTATAATAAAGCCCTTGCTCAAGAGTCATACCAGGAGCGTATAGTTTAGGGTCAAATTCCGTCCCTTCATGGGTTTCATCTAAACGTTCATATAAAGCGGCCGTTGATATCGATGGGGGATATATTTCTAAAACAGGATTGATTGTTTGCCTAACCTTCCATAGCCAATCTTCATACAACACACGGTTTCCTGTTTCTAATTGGCCACCGATAAAATCCGTCCATTCAGCATGCCCATATTTACGCTTAATTGCCATTGTATCATCCATAGCCATCGTCGATATAGCCATACGATTAACTTTCAACACTTGCACTTCCGGATCACGTGATTCTCTGTAAGATATAGCAGCATTCAATTCTTCTGTTGTTCTGTTGATTACTTCAGGATATCCGGTAACTTGAATTTTTTTAACCTCTTCTACTGTTGTTCCTCTATCAATATTTTTTAATAAATTGTCTGTCACAATATTACAAACATCATCATAATCAGACATTTCATTTATAGCCTCAATTATTACATCTGACGAATAAGTAATAGAATTAAATGTTATATTACTTTTGCGAGAACATCTATCCTTTATCTCCACCCTACCATAACCGAACATATAAATATCGTTACTATCAAGATAATAGTGGCGAATATCTTGATCATAGACCTCTTGCTTCTTGTCTTCCTTTGCCACATACAGTAATTCTTCCGGTGTAGGTACAGGTTTAGGTATCAACTGTAATTTCAAAACTTCTTCAACAGATGCATCAGGATTTGATTCCTTAAACATAATATTATCTTGACTTAGAATTACCCAATATCCTTCAACATAGTCATCCCAGCCTTCTCCGATAGCATTACTATCTTTATCCAACTTTTCATTAAAGCCCACATAAATTGTTTCTGCATCGCGATTTACATACCAATATCTATATTCATTGAAATTTATTGTCTCCATATTAAATTTATTTATAATTACTTATACCCTATATATCTTAGTATAACAACACCACTACCGCCATTACCTCCTCCAAATCCTATGGTAGTAACTGGATTTGTCCAGCCGCCACCACCGCCACCGCCATATCCCGAACCAGGAAGACCGCCTCCATCACCTACACCAGCAACAGCATTCCCCGAGCCATAGCCATTACCACCATATCCTCTTCTTTGATAGACGGCTCCACCGCCGCCGCCCCCAGATGTAGCCTGCATAGATGCAAATGGCTTTACCGAGCTACCTCCTCCACTACCTCCAGAACCGCGGTCTCCAGCTGTTCCACTTCCTCCTTCAGAACCGCCATCTCCGCCATCGCATCCGCCACCACCGCATCCGCCGCTTCCACCATTTCCCCCATAGCCTTTACCGCCATAGAGTCCACCAATACCACCTGTAGCACTATAGCCTAGCATAGACGTAGTTCCGCCAGTTCCACCCTGAGATTCATTACTTCTACCAGCACCTCCGAGTCCAACTGTAATAGGGATCACTTGCCCTGGGGTAACAGATACAGAATAAACACTTTTCCCATATCCGCCTCCGCCACCACCGCCAGCTCTAGCTCCACCACCGCCTCCACCACAAAGATAAATGTCTATGCTGGTTACATTTGACGGGACAGTCCAATTAGTGGATGACTTGATTTCCTCAATAATCTCTGTTAGCTTTTTTATAGATCCCATAAACCTCCTTCTGCACATACCCCCTCCTATTCTTGTTCAAGTTTAGCAATATGCCAAATACCGTTTAAACATTTCAAGTTAAATTCAACCCATTTACCGGCAGGGCATGTATATGAGCTACCACACATACTTCGATATGATCCAGATGTAGGTATAGTAATAGTTCTGGCAGATAAACAATAGACATAAGCAGTTATAGTACGTCCGTTATAAGCGGTCCCGACCGCACTAGCCGACAAAGAGGCATTAGCACTAAGTGACACTTCAATCTCTTCATAGTTCACATCTAAATTAGCGACAGTCGTAGCGGTTGTATAGCTATGCAATCTTCCAACTTTTTCAATTGTAGCAGAGTCAAATCCTGGTCCTGCCGGTCCCTGTGGTCCGGTAGGACCAGTCGCGCCTGTATCCCCTTTTGGTCCCTGCGGACCTGTAGCGCCCGTTGCTCCGGTTGCTCCTTTCAAATTTTTGAATGTAAATGCAAAGGTTCTGGCTGAAGCTGTACCACCAAGGCTGACTGCAACAGATGGCGTACCGACATTGGCATCAACAGTTGCAGATGCTCCAGTGATAGTGGCATTTGTTCCAGCCGCACCTGTGTCCCCCTTGTCCCCTTTAGGACCCTGAGGGCCGGTAGCTCCAGTGTCTCCCTTAAGTCCTTGTGCACCCTGTGCTCCAGTATCACCTTTTACCCCCTGTGGTCCCTGAATACCCTGTTCTCCTTTTGGCCCCTGGGCACCGGTATCACCTTTATCCCCCTTAGGGCCAACTAGCCCCTCCAGTTGTTCAGGAGTAAACATATCATAGGTAAATGCGGCACCCGTGTCTCCTTTGTCGCCTTTGTCGCCTTTATCACCCTTGTCTCCTTTAGGACCTTTTAATCCGGCTAATTGTTCTGCGGTAAAATCACTATAGACAAAAGGATCACCTTTAGGACCTATATCACCTTTTACCCCTTGTGGTCCGATTGGTCCTGTATCTCCCGTATCGCCTTTATCACCTTTAGGTAAAACAAGGTTTAGTTTATATTGGGGATTGCCATCAGTATCTGTTCCATCTTCTGACAGACTAGCAGAGGGACTGTCTCCTTTGATTACAGTCCCTATACTAAACTGCGGAGTTTTGCCTGTAAAACCAATGGCTCCAGACATATCAACGAGAAAGTCAAAGCCCGTTTCTGTTCGGATATATAGCTGTGCATCTTCCGGATCTTCTACATTGTTCGTGTTGATAAGGACGAAATCACCTTCTTTAATATCAGGATTGTCCAAATCGGCATTCATCGCAGAAATAGAAGGGTACACCTTTTTGATTGAGAAAGCATCTCCCTTGACAAAAATGTTTGTTTTGTCATAGGCTTTTGTCGCTTTATTCCATTTATACACATGGAAATCCTCGCCTATATAAGTTGGATGATCGGCCGTGGATTGAGCGTCTGCAGCGGCCTCTTTGGCTGCTAATGCTTGTTTATCGGCTTCTGCGGCTTTATTTTGAGCTATTTCGGCAGCTGTATTAGCCAATGTTGCAGCTTCATCTGCAGCAGTAGTCGCTTTCTCTGCCGCATCAATAGCGATTTCTGTATTTAAGATGGACGTTTCCGCTCTTTGAGCGGCGCCATTTGCTGCAGTGGCAGCACTTTCAGCATTTGAAGCCTGTAGATTCGCATTTCCAGCACTTATATTGGCTGTTTCTGCCGCTGTTTCTGCTAATCCGGCTTTTTCTTCAGCCACTTTAGCCGATTCATCTGCGGCTGCGGCCGAACTGTTCGCCGACTCAGCCGCTGTGTCAGCTTTATTGGCAGCTTCAACAGCTAAAGCAGCCTTGCTATTAGCTTCTTCTGCCGCCGCAATGGCATCTGCCGTTGCATTTTCTGCATTTGTGATCGCTTCGTCAACCCTACCGGCGGCTTTATTGGCATTATCTGCAGCGGTATTAGCTAATCCCGCTTTTTCATTGGCCGTAGCAGCGGCAACATTAGCGGCAGCGGCGGCGGTATCTGCATTCGTCGTAGCTTTTTCAGCTGCTTCTTTCGCCGCATTCGTACTAGAAATAACCCCATTGGCTTCTTGCTCAATTTGAGTCATCTTATCAGTAACTTGTTTAGCCGCGTCAGTTGCCGGCTGCTTGTTAAACGCTAGATAGTCCTCATAAGTTTTACCTGCATTTCCGGGCTGTTTTTGCCATAATACAAATGCACTGTCCCCGGTATTACCTCGCATCTGGTCCATTGTAGCATGGACGCTTTTATTGTCTGCGCTATCAAATCCAAGCACCCAAAACTTACTAAAGTTTGATCCACTAACCTGTGGAGTTTCTGATACTTTTATTGGTACTAATTGTTTATTCCCTGCCATATACATTCATATCTATATAGTTTAAACCATCTTCTGTGACAAAATACTGACCATCTTCTGCCGCCAGTATGTATTCTCTTCCTTCGATCCTAAACGATGTAAATCCAAGCGTAAGACTAAACTCTATCATTACTTTATTCTTTGATGACCGGATCTTGAAACTTCCACTTTTCTTGTAGTATACCGGATAGGTCAAGCTTGTCGAATCTACGGTAAGCCATCTTTCCCCTGGTTCTATTAGTTTTGCGAAAAAAGCGTTGTAGCATGACCAGAAATTAGTCATATCTGATGCTACAAAAAGACATTTGATAGATACGTCTTTGCCACTGAACACAAGCGTTTCGGTGTCGTATATTTGTCCATCTATGATGCTTATATCATTTCGGATAAGATTCTGCTTTACAGCGGGAGATTTTTTTATTTCATCCATACCTTCGTAAACTTCTACACCAAAAGACTTAAAGTTTATATCATCAAGGTAATACCCTGTATCTTTTACCCATGTATTTGGGGTATACGAATTAGGAAGGATCGGACGAACCGGCTCATCAATAACAAATTTCAAACCGAAAGCACCTGCATATTTGATTGTCTTGTTAGATGTCTGACTTGAGAATCTAAAAGACCACTCTCTTTCAAATTTAGTTACTGATATTGTGTGATAGCCCGGTTCACTGATTTGAGCTATCAGATCTTCCGGATTATCTGCAAAAAGAGTAAAAGTGACATCTGTAGCCTGCAGATGTATTTCTTCTAAATCCACTTCAACACCATCCTCTTCCGGCCAGTCGTTAGACTCCGGTTCTTTGATGGCCGGGAACAAAAACAAAGATTCCAAACCATCGGTAATATTAGCACCGTATGCCGAAAAGATATCTATGCCATCTATGTAAACATCTCCCTTCATCGCTTCAAGTATAAACCGTTTCTATTCATATTATCAAGACTTTCATTAGCTCCACCTGTATTCTTGTTGATTGACTTCAAAATAGTCCCGATGTCCTCTGTATTATCCGCAATCCGAATACTAAGGACTTCTATATTTCTAGAAATACCTTTTATCGCTTCTACGTTCTTCCATCCATCGTAACTCTGCCGGGTAAGCTCCTTGATACTGCCAGCTATATCGTATGATGATGTTGTCATTTTATCCAGGTAGATAAGGCCAGCTGTAAATTTACCGTCCAATTTGTCTGCTGTATCCTGGGACATGGCTGCTATTCCTTTAGCTTGTGCAGAACGGGTAGCCTCATTATTGAATATATCCGCAATCTCCGGTAATTTCATAAGATTGTCCATGAAAGCATTACCTTCCTCGCCAATTTTCTTAATCCATTCCTGATAATAGTCCATCTTTCCAGGTTCAAACAACGTACCGGCTTCTGCATCGGCCTGGAAAGATTCAAGGAATGGCTGCAATGCTTTTTCTAATACTTTAGCCTCCAATGCCTGAAGAATGGCTTTCTTAAATACCTGCTTGGTGAAATCGGCGGCATCTTGAATGTCAAACTTGCCGTCATCGAAAGCCTCTTTAATAGATTCTTTCAAACTGTCAAGGGTCATTCCTGAGAGATATTCCTTGAATGCTTCCGCCTGTTCAACCAGCATTTCATCTATCTCAATACCCTCTTCTTTGAGCTTTTGAAGCTGTTCGAACAACTCTTTGGCTTTACCGTCCAACTTATTAGACATGTACAAAGCCTCAATATCTTCGTACGTCTTCCCCATCAGGGACTCGTATTCATTCCAAGTTTTTGCTTTTCGGAACCAGGTCCCATGTCTATATCCTACACCGGAAATATAATTCTCCTGCTGAAGCTGACTCATAAGAGACTTCACCTGAGCATCAATAATTTTTTTCTGGCTGTCAAGCTCTGCTGTGATCCGGCTGTTGTAAGCTATCGATGTCTCCCCAAGTTGTTGTTCCAGACGAGCACGCTCCCGTAGTAAGGCTTGATATTCCATCTCACCTTTTTTAGCTTCATCATAAAACTTTTGCTGCTCTGCTCTAGCTGCAGCATTCATCTCTTTGACTTTTTTGCCCATAGAGAAGATAGAACCAATGCTTGACACAACAGATGCAACACCACCTAAAATGTCTCCGCTAGCAATTTTCGATCCGGCTGTAACAAATCCGCCCAAAGCAGAAGTCAGCTCAGTCACTTGTCCAGCCGCATATCCTGCATCATCACCAAATATGTCACCGATGCCGCTTCCTATAGTCTTTAAATCCGAATTTATCTTTTGAACAGCAGAATCAATGCCGGAAAGAGCAGAGGCAATGTCATCTTTAGAACCCTTCTTCATCGCTTTAATCAACTTCTCCCAGTCATCCTGAATAGACTTGAACGGGTTACGGGTTCTTACGGCTTCTTCCAGCCTTTCTATAGCATCTTGGTACTCTTTTATTTGTTCAGGAGAAAAGCCTTCTGTGTTAACCTTTTTGGCCTGCTCCAATATATTTTGAAGGGTTGGAAGAGCCATTTTTTCAAGATCGCTGAACATCTTACTCCAAAGGTCAGAATCTTTAAATTCGGCAAAGGAAATATTTGACAATTCCTTTTCCGTTTTCTTCCTAGCCTCTGTTATAGCGGCATCTATCTGCTGAGAATTTTCTTCTGTTCTCCGGCTTTCCAAATACTTGATGTCATCATTTAACTTCTTCTCTATTTCAAGCCGCTGGGTTCCATAGTCTTTGTACTTGTCAAGGGTCTTTTTAAGTAAATCAGTTTGCTGTCTTTCTGTTAGGTCTTCTACCGATTTTAATAACTGAGCAATTATTTCCAATTCTTCTTGTGGTAACTGAGAAATGGATTTAATCGAAGGTTCAAATATCTTACCTTCCTTCTCCCAATTAGGATTGGCGGCTTTCCATGCCTTTTCTTCAGTATCTTGATGGGCTTTCACAAGCTCGTTGCCAAACTTGGTAACTTCGGCAATCTGACGCTGATAGTTATATTGGATTTGAGCAAGGGTCTTGTCGGCTCCTTCCTCCATTGCATTGATTCTATTCTGTTCAATTTTAAGCTCTGCTTCTACTTCTTTTTCTGATATCTTTTTCTGAGCTTCTTCTATTTCTCTTATTCTGTTGGCTACTTGGACTTTTTGCCTATTTTCATTTTCAATCCTTGTTTTAATTTGATTATTTAGTTCCTTCTGCTGGCTAAGTAATTCCCTGTTTTTGGCAGCTCGTTCAGCATCTAGTTTATTAATCTCTGCAGTTGCCTTAGCTTCTTTGTCTTTGGCTTGAGCGTTTGAATGAGAAAGTTTATTAGTCTCTGCTATAATATCCCGGTTCTCAATAGCAAGCTTCTGCTCTTTTTCATACATTTGATTAATGATCACAGAGGCTTCTTTTGAAGCTTTGAGCCTCTCTTTTTCAGTCAATGAAGAATCCTGGCTTTTCTCTCTTAATTCGTTTATTTTAGCCTCCAATTTAGAGCGTTCAACGAGCCACTCTCGTTGTTCTATAGCTAATTTGTTTTCTCTATCTGCTAAAACCGCCCTCTTTTGTGCCTTTTCATTTGTTTCTTCAATGAATTTAACAGCTTTCTGTCCGGCGTTTTCAATACCTGTTATTTGCTCTAACCAAGCATTCCCAAAATCAGCAGCTCCACCTTTTAAATCTCCAGAGAAAATTTTCATTACAGCTTCACCCATTCTGCCAAGAGATTTTAAACGAACCATAACTTGATCCTCTAAAAAGTCTGATAAATCCTGTAACGCTTCTTTAGGCTTAGTGAATGCATTGTATAACCATTCTCCAAGGTCATCTACAACATCAAGGATTGAATCAAGCGTTTGTTTAAAATATGCACTTGATACATTTAAAGCATTTTGTCCTTCTTCTGTACGAGTAAACCATGATGACATTAATGCCAAAGCCGCGACCACGGCGGCTATTACAGCACCTATGGGAGTTGCTATAAATGCTAAAGATGCTTTTGTTAAGCCTTTAATGCTTGATGCAGCTGAGCCAATAGGGCCAGGCAATAGGGAGGCGGCATCTAAAGCACCATCCATAGAAGATGAAAGATTGTCTAATGCCTTAGAGTAATTACCAACATCACGCTGATGATTACCTATAGTAGCATCTAACTTTTTTAATTCTGAATCAAGTTTCTGGATATTGACTAATAGAGATTTACCAAATTGAGATTCTCTTTCTTCAGCTGTAAGGGAGCGAAAGACAGTTTTCATTCTTCCAAGAGATTGAGACAGTTGATCCATAGAGCCACTAACAGCTATGTCTAATTTTGCATCTGCTGCTATTCTTTTCTGTAAGGAAGATATAGATTGTTTGTGTTCAACTTCAGCTTTTGACAATTCCAATCTTATTCTTTTTTGCTCTTCTGATATTTTACCATTTTTCTCCTGTTCTTTTGATAATTCAGATAAATACTTTTTAGTGCTGGATAATGCATCCTTTTCTTCTAATAGTCTTTTTAGATTGTCATCCAAAGATCCTGTAACCAATTCGATGCTTTTATTCAATTCTTCAAAAGCCATTGATTGACTATCAATAGAACTAGTCGTTTGTGATTGAGTAGAAGTCGAAAATGATGGAGCCTGAGCAATAGGATACGTTTCCGTAGAAGATTTATTTATTTGACCTCCTAATTCCTTATATTGTTGAGTTAATTTAATTAGCTCCGCAACTTGCTCTTTTATATTATCAGTAGCTTGTATTGCTTGTTGAGCTTGCTCTTCTTTCAATCTACGGATTTCTTCAACAAGAGCATCAATATTTTTTTGTTCCTTATTAATGTCTCCAACAATAGAAATGCCCTGAGGACTGTCAGACTTGAAACTTTCCACAAGTTTTTTTAAAGCATCAATTTTAGCGTAGGCTTCATCTACTTTATCGTAGTTAGCTCTTATTTCAAACTCTATAGACGGCATGTTAGTACTTTTTCATCAAAGTTACCGTGTGCCACGAGGGTGTAAAAATATTTCGGGAAAAGAAACGTAACAGTTTGAGTACTGTTACAAATTAATTCGGGAGGAGGGTTTCAAGGGGGGAGGGGAAAAAGAAAAAGCCGGACTAACCTCCGGCTCTTAGTCTTTATATTGTTAATAAAAACTCAGATAAAGAATCAATATCGGTAAACTCTTTAACCTCACTATTTTCCTTTATAGATCTAGGTTTATTTCTATTCCCCATTACGATCTTCATCATCAAATCAATTGAATCACATTCGTTTTTTATACTTATAGTTATGTCCTTAGAGCCTAATATATCCAATATATTACACAATTCATCAGCAAAGGAACGAGACATAAAACAGACATTAGCAAAGTCTATACAAATAGTATTTACTTTCAATTCTAATGCTTTTGCATAAATCTTTTTAGCTTCGGTCCTGGAACGAAGCTCTCCTCTTATCAATTCTGATATTACAATAATCTTTTCCATGACCATTATTCAATATATTTATAAAAATTAAAATTCTTATTTTCACTATAAGGAATTCTTAATGCGACTATTGTCCCATCCCACTTTATATTTTCTGGGAGACCGACATAGGAAGTTTCTTCTTCACTCATTGTATGAAATGCTTGACCTGAAAGTAAAAAATATTTCCCATTCAAACCTTTTGCAAGCATATTCTTACATGTTGTAATGCCATATCCCCTATTTTCTGCATCTGGAAGATTTTTAGTAGAAACCCCTTTTCCTGCATTTCTTAATGCATCAACATCGTTAGATATACCATCTTTTCCAGCTTTTATATAGCTACCCAAAATACTTATTCCATTATCCGCAATACAAATGTCAATATATTTTTTAGTTGGATAATACTGTGCAAATATATAACCTCTCTCACATTCAGAATGTTCGGTAATATTATCAATAGTTTCTGCCAACATATAAGATAGAGCTTTACGTATCTCCCCATTAATACTTAGCTGCTTTACCATTATATTTTCAGTTACAGACAATATTTCATTTTTAATGTCATCTTTGGGCTTGCTAGCAGGAAAATTGATAATTGGAATAAATCTTTTTTCTGAATATATTTCCATATAACCATGAAAATCCTCAATATCATCAGCAACAGTGCTGTGGTCAAAGTTTATTGCATCTAAATAATATCTGACACCATCTGATATATTAACACATGTAATATTTTTACCACATTTCTCTCGATACAGCATCAAAGGCAAGATGAAAAAAGGTGTAACGAATAAAGTTTGCTCAAAATTCCATATGAAATCTTCGTCGTCGCTCTTTTCCATCTGTAGTATAATACGAAATAAATGATTAAATGCTTCACCTATTCGTATATCATTTACAGACTGAGGCATTAATATTTCCATATTATATATTTATTAACCATTAGCTGTTTCAAGTTTCATATATATGCAAATCTCACATTTTAAACTTAAACTTGCAAGGACTTTAACTAAAAAGTTTACAACCATTACAAATTTCTATATCTTTGTTCCTCGAAAGGAGATCACAACATGCCCGAAGAATTAAAAAGACTAATAGCTTGGTTCGAAGCTTACCAGGTGACATTCAACGAACTAACATTAAGCGAGTGCGAGCAGATATTCGACTTGCGTACTTATATCGATGTGTACACAAACTCAGTCAAGAAGAACTATGAGAACCCTACTTTTTCAAGCGACATTGACAAGCTTAAGAGGCTCAAGGTAGTGCTGGAGGCAAAAGAAAAGTGAATGCAAGGCAATCTGGCATTCACTTTATTCAAGTGTTTTTGATTATGCAAGTATACTAAATTTCATTTGTCTTTGAAAGATTTATCTTTTCCTCCTGTGACAAAAATAGAAACAACCGAGATTAATGTACTTGCTCCCATTATACCCGCAAACCAAGGTTTGTCTAAGTATAAAGCATATCCCGTAAGTCCCGTCATTACTACTATTGACAAAAATGCAAAGAACATTCCCCACCAGTTCATGCGTCCTATCCTTGAGTCAGACTTTTTTACAACCTTAATTTTTTCAATCTCAACTTTGTGACGATGCTCTTGTTCTCTTTTAGAGACCTCTATTAAAAAAGGAATTATATTAGGATCTACTTTTTGATATGCTGCAAGTTCATCGGGAGAAGGAAGACATGTATCGTCTACCGTAAATGTCTGTACTACTTGTTTACCCACTCCATCTTGAGTTGCAACTTGGGTTTCTCTTTGGTCAACAACATGTTTAGCCATTATTCAATACTAATTTCTCAAATGATTTACGAATGTCATTATTCACATTCTCTCTATCTTTGGCAAGGTTACGCTTGTCATCACTGAAGGATCTGTATTCTTTCGAAAACACTTCGTTTTTGATAGATTGGACTTCTTGAGATTCTCTGTTATACTGCCCCCTAGAGGCTTCGCTGAAAACAGAGGCGCCATTCCTGACGAACTTGCCAAATTCTTTGAATATACACATAATATACCTCCGTTTCTATTAATTTATGCCGCAAATCTACACAAATATTTGATAAGTGAGAACAATATGCATTTAAATAATATAAATGAGCCTATACTTAACATCTTATGAAAGTGATAGCTTAATTCTCTATAATGTAACTTTTGTTTCTCTCATTTTGTTCATAATGCACAGCTATTATCCTTTTTGTCTTGCATTTCCGGCGGCTCGAGCCCTTCCCGCCAGATTCTCCATCCCTTGCCCAACAAAAAAAGCCCGGGGAGACCGGGCTGGGGCTACAGTTGGTAGGTTGCTTCGTAGGTTTTGCCATCACAGGTGTATTTCCAGACGAAGAGGATAAAAGATAGATTTTTTTTAAACAACCTGTCCACTATTAGAATCTATTTTTAAAGTCACACTCTCCTTTTCTCCACTATAATATGTTACATCTAAGTTTATGCTCACTATATTTTCTTTTATAGAATATCCCACATATTGTATTTTAGGACTATTCGTTTCTGTTTCCGGTTTATTCTTAACGTAATGAGAGTAGATGACACGCCAAATTCTTCCAGACTCTAAATTATATCGTTTTATTTCGTTGTGTCTAATAGCTATATACTCGTAATTGTCAAAAAATATATTCTCATCCTCAATATCAGGCAATTCAGAATCTGGTGATTTAATTAACTCATCTACAACTACTCCCTGATCATTCATTACTTTCAATACGTCGTTATTACCTTTATCTACTAAGAATACATTCCCATCCCAACGACAAGGGTAATTATTATCTTCAAAATTAACCGCTTTTACGTATTGTATACCATTAGTAAAATAATCAAAAGCACTAAACTTTCCTTCACTAGAATGCTGTACAACAATAATCCTATTTTTTAGGAAAAAGACATTTTCTGGACTGCTCACATAACTAACTGTTTCTCCATATCCTAAATCAACATCTTTTTTATAAACAGGAATACGTGTTTCTTTTACAGTACTACCATCTTTGAGCAAACACAGGAAATTCCCATTTTCATTTTTATTAAAATAAACGACAAGAGTAGAGTCATAAGGTGACATATACGTCATACTAAGAGGTGCTGGAGGTAACGTTTTTTTATCACATCCAATAAAAAACAAAGGGAGTAATGCTAATAAAAAATATTTCATCTCAATTATAGGTTAAGTTTATGATGCAAAGCCGTTAATTAAAAATTATCGACTGTGTATCCATAATAATTATTACTTATTTTATCAGTTGTTTAAATATATCGTTCAACGTTGAAGTATTCTTATACTGTTTATATCTCATATTAGAATCAAAATAAACATGATCGGTTTGTTCTATTTTAGACTTTATTAACGGGTTGTAGATAGAATAAGTATGTAATACCACATAATCAATAACGCTATCTTTGGGGCTATTTTTAATTATTTCATATTGTTCAAAGTCATTTTTAGACTCTTGAATCATATTAAAAGCCTTATCTATATCTGAGGCAAGTTTATAATCAAATTCATAAAACTCAGCAGTTCTTTTCATATACCACCAAGTCAAATAGTTAAAGTCATATGAGAATCTATCAACTTTATCCCAATTAGCTATTATAGAATCAGCTTTTTCGGTTATAATTCTAATCTCTGTACACCAGTCCGAAGCATCTTTTAATTCTCCTCTCATTACCTTTTCTTCATAGTCAGGATCATTATCTCTAAATTGCTTAAATTCTTGATCTCTCTTGTTTTTGAACTCATCTAAATTAGGTTCCTGCGTTATTAAGGTTAATTTAATAGACAAGGAATCCTTCATTTTTTGCACGGTGATAGTATCTATAAAATGATAATCTTTTAGCTTGTATTTAACATCTATTCCATCGGCTCTATCTACAACATATTTTTCTAAAGATTGCTCTATTGGGCTTTTAGAACACGAGAACATTGTTGTTATCAGCAGAACGACAAACAAGTTTTTCATAATAATTTGTGTTAAATTGTTAATAATCCCACAAACGTAATGAAAATACGAACTTAGCCCAAAGATTTTAGCAAATTTTCAATGTCCTGACGTGATTTTATTTCATAGATAGTCCCTTTTGCCTTGATAAAGCCAGAAATTTCACTTTCTCCAGGGGATTTGGTGAAAAGTTCCCAAACTTCGACATTAAGAGCATTAGCCACCTTTTCTAAAGTGCCGACTGTAGGGTTGCCTTTTAAAGAAGCCCTTAATGCAATATCGGTGACACCTACTTTTTCAGCTAATTCCTTTTGCAATAACCCTTTCTGTTTGCATATGTCTTTGATTCTTAAATCCATAACGTATAATATTTGTTTTGTACGCCGCAAAGTTATTCATTAATATGACAAAAACAAATACTATATCATTTACCACCTATGTTAAATTATAGTTAAATATTATGTTTTATCACTCGGAAACAAATAATATATATTATGTTTGTGCCACAAAACAAATAGTATAACATTTACAATCATGACAACACAGAAATATAACAAAAGCGAAATCATGAAATCGGCTCATACATTATATAAAGAATGTAAGAAGTACGGTAGGACGTTCGGATCATGTTTGAAACAAGCATGGGCTTCGGCTAAGAACATGGTTCGCCTGGCTGAACAAAGAGCTGCTTTTGAAAAGAAGATGGCCGAAAGAAAGCACAATGTAGTATTGTCTCATGTTGGCATGAGTAGCCTATATGCAAACCGGGCTTATTCCGGTGATTAATCAGACACAATAAACCTATAAAATATATTCGTATGAGAACAAGTGAAAAATTATTATGTAACATTTCAGAAAGTGTTACGTTTCTATGGCTCAAAAACTGGGTCGGACGTTTGGTGCTTCATAACTTTGTGTTATCAGATTCGGCGGTTACGTGGCTGTTACCGTAGTAAGACATTCGGGCTCTATCTCAGTAGTCATTCAACAGCCACAATAGGATGATGAACAGGTGGAGCCCTTCTTTTAGCAACAATTTATAAACACATAATTATGAAAACAAATCAGATTTTAGAAAGGCCGATGGGCGATTTTAAGGTCTTGCAGAGGACAAGTGATGGCTATTTTGATGGCAATGCACTTTTGAGACAATGGAATAATACTCCTGGCAATGAACAAAGAAAGATGGAAGTTTTTCTAGAATCAAAGAAAACCAAGGAGTTTATAGAAGCACTAATAGCAGAAGAACAGCAAAACGGTTTAGGTCAAAATTGCCCTAAAATTGATAATCAGGCATTTAAAAGATCCAAAGTAAAAGTAGAAGGGCATGCAGGTAGACCTCAGTTGCAAGTATGGATGCACCCAATGTTATTTATCAAATTTGCAATGTGGATCAATCCTCGATTCGAGGTAAAAGTCATTCGTTTCGTTTACGATCAGCTTATCCAGTATCGTAATGATGCCGGGGATGCATACAGAGAAATGAACAGCGCTTTAAAGACGATCGTTCATCCGAATCTATTACAGGCAGCAATCAAGAATGTTGCAAGAGCGTTAAACTACGTTGTTTATGGCGCCCATGAGACCGGCATGAGAAACAAGGTAGGGGAAGAATTGAAAGCGAGAGAATTATTGGAGTTGGAAAGAGATGTTGCCAAGTCTATTAAACGCGGCTTCATCAAGACTTATGACGAATGCATGAATTTTCTTAGACGGGAATATCACGAAAGAAATAAATTGCCAAAAGAACTGATGGCATAGAGCATGTCTTCTATTAAAGAAAAATCCGCATCGGCTATATGCAGTCACCTTTGCGGATAATCAGAAAACAAATCATAGTGCAAAGTTATGGAAAATATGGAATTATCAAACAACGGATTTTATTATTTTGACTACAAAGGTGCAAAAATACCATATTGCGAGTACGAAAAACGTGTTTATGTTGAATGCAAGGGACTAAGCACTGTAGTAGGAACCGGTGTAGCCGTATGGCTTCGGGATAATAGAGACATAGTTAACAGTTATGCATCCGAGCATAACATGAAGATAAACAAATGCGTCATAGGTGTAACAATCTTGCTGTTTGAACTAGCCTTGATGTATTTCAGATCTTCAAACAGTGAGTTGGCGGAATGGATGGAGAGCCAGGAGTTAAAATTTAAAATGAATGACATGAGCAGCGACATAACATTGATATCAACAAAGGAGCGGATGAGTTCTCTGGAAATCGCGGAACTCACAGGGAAGGAGCACAAGAATGTTATTAGAGATATTCGCAATCTATTATGTCAAGGTGTTGCCGAGCTCAATTTTGAGCCGGGCATTTATAAAGATGCCAATCAACAAAATAGACCTTGTTTTTACCTAACAAAGAAAGGTTGTTTAATATTAGCATCCGGCTATGATGCAGTTCTCCGAGAAAAAATTATTGATCGCTGGGAGCAATTAGAAGTAGAGAAACAAAACGGAGGTTTTAAAATCCCGCAAACCTATTCTGAAGCATTAATGTTAGCCGCGAAACAAGCTGAACAAATAGAACAGGCCAATAGAACAATAAATAAACTCAAACCAAAAGCCGACTTTGCAGATGCTGCATTCGCCACCGAAGACAAGGTAGATATCGGCATGGCCGCTAAAATCCTAAAGTTGGGATTCGGACGTAATATCTTGTTCCAAAAATTGAGACAAGCTGGTGTGTTTTTCTCCAACCGGAATGAACCTAAGCAAAAATTCATCAATGCCGGTTACTTTGAAATGAAAGAGAAGTTTATCGAGCGTGATAATCACCCTGGATTTGTTGTAACAAAGACGCTGGTTACTCAAAAAGGACTGGCCTATATCAATCATTTATTTGGTGGTAATCCGTCCGATGGTAAATTAGCCAGAATAGGCTAACCAACAGTTAAATAGTCCTTTTATTATCCTGTGTTTGAAACACTAATAAACTTTCGTTATATTAAATACAGGACGGTGTCAGGCGTGAGGTGAATATCAAGGTAACAGATGTAACAACGCTGTATACTAGCATATTACAGACAACAAATTTCTTATTCAGAGATAAAGTGCATTGCAATTTCTCTGAACAAGACGTAAAAATCAAACGTTGCGTGAAGGTTTTTGATCTCCTTTTTTTAATAACAAAGTTGAAGCAGCTTTTGTTTTAAATTATAGTCAGAGAACCGGCGATGATCAACTTAACCTTACTTCGAAGTATACCTTATTGCTATTTTTCTGTTAGTAGATAACCCCAAAAATGAATATTTATGGACGTAAATTATAGATGCTACGCCGCCAATACGGTGTAGTTAAGTAAAAATCAACAGAGTATAGGCTAAAATAGGCCGTCTTCGGAGGTGCGTTAGAATTCCGCACAGCCAATGTTATACATTAAAAATAAAGATTTTATGAAAAATACGATTGAAAATTTGGATATATCGATGAATGTGTGCACTTTTGCAGTGCTACAGTTTTTTATTTCTTATTATGTCTATGGGATTTTTTATACCCATAAGGGAACTTATATTATAGAAATATATAGGCAAGTTGTACCCATACTTTATTTAGCCCATGGCATAATAGAGAACTGTAGCAAGTGGGGTACTTCTTGCCTTTCTTTGTTCAATATTTAATTTTCATTGTGTATGCTACAGTTGAATGAAAATTACTCAAGCAGCAACCCTATTGCTGTATTAGGTACGGTCCAATCCTCCGATATGGATTACATCACGTCTCTGCAAATTTCCGAATTGACAGGAAAGCAACACGCTCATATTATGCGTGACATTCGTAACCTTCTGGAACAAGGAGTAGCCGAATCCAATTTTGGATTGGGGTCATACACAGATGCTAACAACCAAGAAAGGCCTTGTTATCATCTAACTAAAAAGGGTTGCTTAATTCTTGCTAGTGGATATGATGCGGTACTTCGAGAAAAAATTATCAACCGGTGGGAAGAACTGGAGAATAAACGAAAAGAAAGCTTCCAAATCCCTCAATCCTTCGGAGAAGCTCTAATGTTAGCCGCACAGCAGCAGATCCAGATCGAAGAGCAGCAAAAGCAAATCACACAGAAGGAAGAAGAGATAACAGAACTGAAGGCTGAGAATGTCGAACTTCAAAAGCAAAGCGAATACACACGTGTGATCCTTCAAAGCAAACAGACCGTCCTGGTTACTCAAATAGCGCAGGACTATGGAATGAGTGCAAGAAAGTTCAATTTGTTACTGCGTGACCTGGGAATACAACACAAAGTTCGTAATCAATGGATCTTATACGGAAAGTATTTGAACAAAGGATACGTCCATAGTACTACTCATAACTACACTCACACAAACGGCAGTCCAGATGTTAGCCTTAATACCGAATGGACTCAAAAAGGACGCCTGTTCTTGTATGAGGAACTAAAAAAGCATAGTGTTCTTCCTCTTATCGAAAGAGAAACAGCCAACTAACGGCTTATTACATAAACCAATTAGAGGTACGGAGTAATGACGTACAGCCATTCTTGTGCCAATTCACAAAACATAAACTTAGTATTTACACATGAAAACGAATTTTGAAAATATAAGAGAAGCAGGATATTGCTATGCTGCATTTAGAGTTGTAGGCGATAGTATGGACAACGGTTTGAGAGACAGTTTCGAGGATGGGGACAAGTTGCTTGTCCTTCCGGTATCCGTCGAAGAACTAAAGGAAGGTCCAAGCGGTTTCTGGGTACTCGAAGTCGGAAGCAGTATTCTGTTCAAACAAATAACGAAGTATGACCGGGACAGCGAGACGATCGTATGTCATTCGCTCAATCCCAACTACAAAGACATTCCTGTCAGTGTAGGCCAAATAAACAAGGTCTACCGGGTAGCACAAAGACGGAGTCAACATACGTTGTACCCGGCATACGAAGATATATAAAAATGAAGCTACATAAAACACTGATAAATTAGCACGTCGCAGGGGATCTTTCGTAACCCAACGTATCTGTGTAGACGCCCCTCCGGTAATATGGCCGGAGGGTTTTTGTTTTATTGTTCATAGTAAAATAACGAACATTTATTTTATTTGTATTCATATTATTACTATATTTGCGATGTAATAAAGCCCGAACATTATGAGTTACAAATCAGTTAAAGAGGTTGTGACTATGTTGCAAGAAAACGGTTTTAGGTTTGTCAGGCAAACTGGTAGCCACATGGTCTTTACAAACGGGAAACGCGTTGCTGTCGTTCCTGACCATGGGGAAAAAGGCGTTGAGAAAGGCACTTATTACAACATTTTGAGGCAAGCGGGGCTAAAATAGCCCCTGCCTTTTTGTGTAACTAAATATAAGGAGGTAACATGAAGACAGTTGAAGTAATCGTTGAACATGCCGGTAAAAATCTGAGTGCCTATATTGAAGGTGCTCCTATCATAACGGTTGGGAATGATATCAAAGAGATCGAAAATAATATGAAAGAAGCGGTTGATTTATATCTTGAATCGTGTAATGATTTGAATATTGACCGAGGAGATATATTTGATGGCGAATTTGAATTAAAGTTCAAGATTGATGCTGCAACTTTCATTAATTATTATAGTGGCATCTTTACAAAAGCTGCGTTAAGCCGCATAACAGGTATTAACGAGCGTCAGCTTTGGCATTATGCTGCAGGTGTACATAAACCTCGTAGAAAGCAATTGGAAAAGATCCAAAAAGGTATTCAGTTATTGACAAAGGAATTATCGGCTATAAACTTGCTGTGAGAATGAATAAAGTAAGTAAAGAACAATACGAATTCGCCTTGGCCAGAGTTGAAGAACTTTTGTCCTTGGTAGACGATAATACTCCGGCAAACGATAAAAATGCGGTGGAACTATCTGTTATGTCTGATATTGTGATAGCTTATGAAAAGGAACATTTCCCTATTGAGAAGCCTACCGTATCTGAATTGATAGAATTATCCTTAGAAGAGAAAGGCATGACTCAAAGACAGCTTGCTAGCGAGATAGGGGTTAGTCCTTCCCGGATTAACGACTACCTTTCCGGCCGGTCAGAGCCGACTTTGAAGATTGCCCGTTTGCTTTGCAGGGTATTAAATATTTCTCCGGCTGCAATGCTTGGAGTTTAATAAAGACAGAACATTATGATTGATCCAAAAGAGTTAAGAATAAGCAACTACGTTGAGTTTACTCCAGACCCTGATCCTGAAGCTTCAATCCAAGAAACCTATAAGGATCTTGAAGTTTTACAAAAAAAAGGATTTAACACCTACATGAAACGCATGTTGAAAAGGGACAATACGACGCATGTCTATTGGGCTGAAATCAACGAATTAAGCAATTTCAATATTAAGGTAAAGATAGAAGATGTCATCCTTAATACGGATATATCCTGCATATCTCCTATTCCTCTAACAGAAGAATGGCTTTTGAAGTGTGGGTTTATGATTCAGGATAATACTCAATCGGATAAAGAATACCTAAAAAAATATTCATCTGGGAGAACTGTTCTAAATTATAAATTAGTTATAACAAAGTCTTGTTATAAAGATTCTGGAGAATATAGACTATTTGTTATTGGGAATGTTTCTGATGGTGAAATATGCAATATCAAATATTTACACCAGCTTCAAAACATCTATTTTGCTTTAGCAGGAACAGAATTGGAGGTAGAGCTATAACCTATCTCCTTCTTTATTCACGATCTTGTAAGCTGCCAGGTTGCTGAATATATCAATAAGCATAGCCTTTACATCGTTACTTGGATCATTGAGTTTTGAAAGAATATCATTAAGTAAGAGGTTATTTTGTATACCGATAGTTTTATTCTCTATGCTGGTCTGCAAAATAGCCTCTAATAGTTTTGTTTGATATTCAAGACGGTCATCCATCACCTTTTCCCTCTTCTCCTGGACATCATATCTGATCCGGACGTTTTATTTACTTTCTCTCCGTAGCAAACTCTGAGCTTATCCTTCTGCATCATAAGCAAGTTCTGATAAGGAATAATCTCAAACACCTCTGTGTAGGACAGATGCAGATTCTCAATAAAGCTCGCTATCTGACCGTACATGGTTTCATTTCCGATTAATTGGGTTCCGCCACCATTCTTGCTAGACTCCTTGCTAAGGCGGCACAGTCGAAAAAATCATCTACGTGTATCAGGCTGATAACCTTGCTAAATGCTTCCTTAAGCTCTTCAAGGGTAGAGTCCTTCAGCGCAATCACAATCTCTTCAGACCGGTCTTCCCAATTGCCGGTATCTCCGGCCATAATCAAAGACAAAGCTTTTATCATGTATTCTACATTCTCCGGCACGGACAAAAGAGCATCCAGCCAATTTGCCTTATCGGGCACATTCACCTTTGAAAGCCATTTAATTGCCCGTAATAGGATTTTTATCGTTGGGGGATAAACAGTAATCCCCTCCCCTTTTATTACGATTGTGACAAATCTATCACCTATAAGAGACTCTGAAACTAAACCTGCTGCTTTGTTCATATTCTTAAATGATTAGGGCGAGGATTTCCCCCGCCCAATTGAAAACCTAAACCAACCTATTAAATACTAGATGAAGATTGAACTTCTTTGTCACTGTACCAATATTCGGTACTAATAGCAGGGTTCTCCGGTTCCATAGCTGTACCAACAACGGCCAAACCTACTGCCCCATCCGTTTCTGCTTCACGGGTAACAACGGCCCCTTTCGGGAACACAATCCAGACGCTGTCTTCCGACAAGGCCATAAGACACTTGTTAATTTCTTCGTACTCTCGGGAACGTTTCCAGCCTATAACTTCGCTTCCTCCGCTCTTGGTAATAGTTTCACCACCCATGAGTTCTTTTTTGGTCGTGAAATCATACTCGCCGATCGTAAAATTCATGGATACTTCTCCCAATTCCGCTGATTGGCGGTACGGCTTTTTAGTCAGCTGATTGTTATACCGGGTCACGGAGGCTTCCGACTCATCGATAGACCAAGTATCCTGATGTACATTGGTTACTTCTTTGGTCTCGGAATCGTCAATAATTGACTTTAGCATAGCCGGAGTCAAATCACCCGTTACCTTTGATGTGTCCGCGTATAGTAACCGCTTAATACCTACTGTATTCATATTATCTCAATTTAAAATTTGCTACTTTGAAAAATAATCTCACATTCACAAAGAAAGAGTCTGTTTCCGGATCTTCTTCTGTGCTTAGTTCATCTATTGTGTATGTACCTTTGTTGCCTTCATATTCAAAATATCCTTTGAAAAACTCCTTCTCTGCAACCTTCTGAAGCTCGTTCATCCTTGCACTGTTAGGAGCAGGATAGTTGACATTTGAATCGTAAGGGACGAAGATATTAACGTTAGCATAACCTTTTGACCAGGGTGTATTTGTCATACCAAGAACATTGACAACAATTCTTTCCGGAACATGCTTTTTCTTGTAAGATGGGTGCTTGTCTTTATATACCGGCAAGCCGGGAAAGACAGTCGTTGCCTTCTTATAAAGAAAATCCTTTATGTCTTCGTTTGTCATCATTCTTTTGCTCCTAATTTATCTGCAGCTTGCCGATAAGCCATAGACGAGACATCAAACCCTTTTTTCTCAACAAAGGATGCGTAAGGCATACCATTCACAAGAATAAGAGAGTCGCCCGCTTTATTAGCGTTTTGAATCGCTTGTAAGGCATATTTCTGAGCATCTGTCTTACTAAACGTATTAGCGACCTTCTCTTCTATTGTCTTGCCGTCGTTAGTAATAGCATAGGCATTCGAGCTACGAAGATTTCCGGTTCTGTTTTGATAAGAACCTTTAGTCACAGCGACATTTAGATATAAGTCACCAGCAACCCGCATATTGTTGGTAACTTCATTCTGAAGCTGCTTTCTGGCTTTCTTAAGATCCGAAAAATCATATTTTACCTTTACACCTAAACCCATACCTCTGAATAGCCTAAATAGTTACACTTGCCTGATTGTATTACCACTCCTTCACCTCTTACAGAGCCATCATTATCCAATGCCCTCACATAATCACCAACTGCTAATTTAATATTGCCCGCGATCACTATATGATAGTCATAAACTACCATTTCACCAGCGACACCGATCTGCCGACCAGCACCATTGTCATCACACCGACACGAGCCAATTTTCTCCCACATATCACCGCCGGTCCCGGGTATGGTATTCCCCTTGTCATCCCGACCCGGATCGATATATGATTTTTTTTCTAATATGTGAGGTGCAAAATACATTACCAATACATTGAGGCGTCAGAAATTCGACTAGCTAAAACATCTTCTATCCCAAATTGCTTACACAACAACGAATAATATGCTTTGATACCGTCCTTATCCCAAGATATCGAGAATCCGCTTTCGTTTACCGATGTTGGACGAGCCAACAATGACGGGATAAAAACAGCCATTGCTTTATTTACCTCGATCATGTTTTCCTGTGTAATCTCGTCATCAAGAGAAACAGAACTGTTCAAAGTCATATCTAAAAGATCAGCCTCCGATAAATTCATACCGAAGGAACCGATCTTTTGTGTTATGTAATTAGATACCGTCATGATTATTCAGGTTCAGTGTTCAATGAGGCGATACCATTGATTTCAGTGATTACAGGCAAAGCATATGTTTCAGCCTTTACAAACTCAACGCCATTCGAATTTTGCGTTTCACCGACTCCCCACTGAGATACACGAATACGACCATAATTGGAGTAAGTAACTCCGGGCTCTGGTCTCAATTCGCTGTTGACATAGGCATTTTTGATCGTACCCAAACTACCAGAAGGAATAAAGACCAAATTCTTTGCATTCCAAGGATTGTATGGAGTAAATACACCATTGTTTTGAATCAAACACTGGCGTCTTACCGGTTCCAGGATCGGTAATTCGTTCGACCGCATAAATTCATTGAAGGCGTTCAGTAGCAATGGGCTATTTTGCTTATCAGTTCCGAAGATTACCTGTTTCATTTTCTTGCTTCGAAGAATATAAGATATCTTAGAAGGGGCTAGCAAGATACGATCAAAGACTACTTTATCGGAAAAAGCGTCTACGATAGCCTGAATGTCTTCGAATACGTCTACATTGGCAATGTTATCATCATTCCATTTCAATGTAACCTTGCCTTTGTTTTCTGCGGGCATATTGTAGTCAATAGTTGTCTTAACACCACCTTCCGGGTTGTTCGTTTCGTCTAATGTGGCAATACCTTCATTAGATAATGCACCCATAGCAATGATATCCAGTTTCGCCTGAACACCTTGAACCGGAGTTCTAACATTACCCCACATCAGATCAATAAGCTGTCTTTTTGCCGCTTCTTCCGGAATAGATTTGCTATCCAAAATTTGCAGAATCTTTCTGTAGTCGTCAATTGTCAAAGGCAACGTAATTGCATGATGGAGCACCTTTTGAGCGATAGTTTCAAGTCCATGAGTACCAAGTACCGGTTCTTTCGACTTATCGTCAATTGTTGCAGCTGCAATAGTGACATTGTACTTACCCTTGATTTCTTCAAAGTTTAACCCAATAGAAGGATAATCCCAATTGAAAAATCTCTCATAGAATACGTTGTCAAATAATAGTTTATGCTGTCTTGATACCGCATCAAATCGTAATTGAACCTGCTTTGTAAGTTCTCCAAACAAAGAACTGTATTGAAATTTATCTGGCATAGTATTACTGTTTTACGTAAATAATATTAGGGTTGTTTTTTAAGCAAAGCCCCTGTTTCCAAGACGCAGGGATATCCGGAACATAACCCAAGAGTATTACAGCATCATAAGCTGCAGAAACAGTGTCCTGATCGTCCCCTGCAAGTGGCTCAGTATCTTCACCAACTACGGCATTAGGCTCATATTTTGCAGCAGAGTCAGATGTACCAGTGGCTTCGATCAAGGTGTCATCTGCAACAAGCTCTGTAATAGCTGCAGATAAAGTCAATACATCATAATCGGCATTCGATGAATCAATAGAGGAAACCGTCACACCGGTTGTTTCTCCGATTTTCATTACAACATCATTAACCTGGAACAATGTACCTTTTGGCACTCTAGGCTTTGTCGTTGTTCCGCCAGATATGACTTTTGCATTTTTGGAAACAGCTGCAGTCAAAGTTCCAGATACAATGTGTAAAGGTGTCCCTTTTTTAATGACAGTTCCTCTAGGAAAAGTTTGCAGCAATTTATATCCTCCCGGGAGGATTTTTGCCTCTCCTCGCCAAAACACCGGCATGTTACCGGCATAAGATTTACCTTCAAATTTAACTCCCATTTTCTATATTTTTTAATGGTTAATTTGCGTCAGGCAGATTTTTTGCCCACTGATCAGCCTCTTCTTTGGCTTTGTCGTCTGATGTAGACAATACACCTGATGCGTTACTACTCTCAAGCCCTGCGGTAACAATGTTTTGCTTAATGCCCGCCAGATAAGAGCCTATTGCAGCTTCATCCATTTCTGGAGTGATAGCAAACCCTTCTTTAGCTCTCCATTCCGGGATACCGAGTTCTTTTGCTTTAGAAGCGATCATATTCGCCCTTGCAGTCTGCTGATCCTTTGCTTTGTAAGCATTTAATTCCTCCTGGATAGGAGACAGCTTTGCTGCAATTGCTTCGTCAATCAACTTCTGAAAATCGGGTTCTGTTTTTGTCTGCCCGCCCCCAGCAGCAGGTTCTTCCTTCTTTTCTCCTTTGGCTTTATTGACAGCGTCCGTCACTCGTTTGTCAATACCGCTTTGAAGAGAAGATAGAAAAGATTTTTGACCGTCTACAACAGCCTGTAAGTTATCGTCAGTTACAAGTCCGGTATTAGCCAACGCTTCGGCCTGTCCCTGTAAGATATCATCACTTAACCCAAGATTTGAATAAGTCTGTTTTAAGAGATTGAAAATTTTGTCCTTCATACTATATACACTTTAGTTTAATTTCTATAGCATAAAATTACGGGGAAGGGAAGAGGCTAGAAAATATTTGAATAAGAGAAACGTAACACTTTGTAAACTGTTACATTTTAATTAAAAAGGCAGCAAATTTTGTCGTATTTGACATCATTTACTACCTTTGCGCATCCCATTATGGGATTTCAACTATTGATGGTCCGGACTGTGAAGTTAGGGCCATTGCCATTATATAGGGAGTTCTTCACTTGTCCATTCCTTTGAGTTAAGCAGATTATTAAGAATATCTCCTTCAAAAACAGGATAAGGATAAACCGGTTCCTGATATTCTTCTCCATTCTCTGGTAGAGTCATAGCAGAAGGAAACAGCTTCTCGTAGTTATCTATTTTCATTATAACCTCGGTCCCATCAACACTGTATCTAGGAGACAGAGAAAAGAAATCTAAAGTCTCCTGTGGGATTTCTGCTATCACATCAGAAGGTATTACTATGTATTTCATTGTTATGGGTGTTTAAGGGTTTGTAAATAATCATATGATTTAATGCACTGTTCTTTGGTTAACAGACGATCGGAATAGAAAGCTCCGTTTTTAAAAGCTAAAGTAGTAAACAAATTATTACCAGCACTTGATCCTATAACAATAGGACTGTTTTCTCTGCTATTTTCTCCAACATTTAGCTGAAACTCATTCCAGTTTTCATCGTATACACGCCCATCAGAACACACTGCCTTTAATGACTTTATTCCTTGTATCTTATTATTTATAGATGTGCTATTAATAGTAACAAGCATGCCTGATACTATATTATAGATGTACAACTTTTTTGATTTTACTATCCCTGCATTTTTACCACTTCCTTCCGGTAAAAGTTTCCATTCCCCAACAAAAGTAAAATCATCATATAAATTGAAGTTAGGAGAGGTTACAGAATCATCTACACCGTCCATAACCAAGTAGCCTTCGTAATCGGGAACTTCTTCAACTGTCACCGAACCTGATTTATTGGATGGTAAAGAAAGATAAATTCTGCCGGTAAAATCAGGATTAGCAGGAATCTCAGTTATTCCATTAACTTTTAACTCTACATATTCACCTCCTCCGGCACCAACATAATAATTTATATTCACTTCTCCTGTTACAAAGTCGCTACTGGTAACTTTTAATTTTCTAACTTTCGTTACGTTCCACTCTTCGTTGCTTATATAGGTGACTAAACCATTTACACGCGCTTCTGTTGTAACAGAAATACTGCTAGCAGTTTTATTTAATGTTACTCCTTCACCATTGGCTTTCCAATTCGTAAAGTCAGATATATATAAACCGTATCCACTATTCTTAGAGAAAGCGAAGTTATTTAAAGTCAAATCTATACCGTTTCCAGTCAAGTTCTTGACAGTGGTCTTATTAGGGCTATCGTTTGTCAATCCTGTAACGGTCCACGCCTGATCAAATGAGGACGGATCAAAAAACAGGTCTGGCGGCACACCTCCTGCCTTACTTCCAACTCCTAACCGGATGCCGGTTAGGTCTATCCCGGGATAGAAGGAGTGAGAAATATTAGTATTGCTAAGATTAATCATTGCAGTATTTGTATTGTTTGCGGTTCCGCAGTGGTCACAATTCGGACTTTCAATCCAGCTTTACCACCGCTGATAACGTCTACTACTTCTTTTACTCCCCGATAATTAAAAGCTACCACTCTCCATACATTCCCGTCAAGACTGATTTCTACGAGGACGTCGCTTTCTTCTTTTGTCACAACTTGTAAGCCCGCACTATCCGATGTCATATCAAATGAGTCGCTTACATATCTACTTCCTTGTTTTGTCCAATTTAACGATGTTGCCATATAATTTGTATTTTACTATTGTTGTCACTATAAGATAAACCATATACCACCATTTAGGCGTTATCTTTACCTCTATTGTTCCCGGATTCGCTGGCTCCGATACCCTTGTTATCTTGACCGGAGACAGTATTTTCTTGATTACTTTCATTGTTTATCTGATTTTGTTGCTTTTCTTCTTCAATCCTCTTGATCTCATCAGCAGGTTTATCCGCAATGCCCAGCAACTTAATTGCCGTCTCAAGAGAAGCAATACCGTCACTACGAAGCTTGCCGATAGCAGACCACCTTTTGTCTGTATCCTCCTGAAATGGTTCGGAGAACTCAAAGTCGATTTGAAGAGCTTCCAACTGAGGTCTTAGCGAAATATGAGTGACGTTTTTCATGATTGCTAGAATCAGATTCTTTTCCCTATCAACTGCAATCTCATATATTTCTTTACGATTATCCCGCTTCATGTAAGATGGAGCCATAGCTCGTTTTAGAGCTTCCCCTGTCAATGTTCCTAGTCCTTTTGTGTTCTCAGGAGAAAAGTTAAATGTGAAAGTATCGTTAAGTATAGAATCTTTCAATACTTCCTTCTCAAACTTTTTAAGTTCAACCGAATCAGGAGGGGTTACATACTCAAACATACTATCAGGTCCAAAACATCTGATAACCTCTCCTACGTTATCAGGGTCAGTAAGAGACTCCAGAACATCGGCCGACACCTTTGCCTTTGGATCAGCAAAATAATTAACCGTGTCAGCAGATTTAGAGTCAATATATTCGTCTCTTCTTATGCGTGGTTGTGCCCCCTCCCATTCTTTTTCTTGTTGATAATAGATCACATTGATTTTACCCGTAGGATTAATGACCGGAATTACCTCCCATCCTGTATTGACCTTACGACATCGATAAATCACCTTCGGAGTTTGTATATCAAAATGTTCAACAGTATTAACACCTTCTTTCAAGAAATAGCCATAACCAAAAGCGAGCATGGTGCCATATTGATCGAAAAGAGGACGTAATGTATACCCTAATGATTTTGCCAACATTACAACTTTTACCTCGGCCTTACCGGTTTCGTCGTTACGATAAATATGGTATAATTTCGCGCACTCCGTTTCGGCTCCTGCCAGACGTTTAGCTTGTCTCATGGTTGTATCGAAACGAGTATCTTTCAGAAACTGAGTAAAAGCGTCAAAAGCTTCGTCTTGGACATCTGGGTCATTCTTACTCCATTTTATAGGCTGACCCAATAAAAAGAACAATGCAACTTCATTAATATATGCCTGCCATCTTCTAGGTAACTTTTCAGTAACATATGGTTCTTTGCCTTTTCTAAATTTATTCGGCCTACTCATTATATCATGCAGAGCCGGATCATATTCCCGGATAGTCTCCATGACTTCCAAGTCCCTATTTTGGAACAACTCCATAGCCTGACTTATATCCTTTTCTTTTATAAGCGTCACAAGGTCCTTGTTCGCCGTAGAGTCGTTCATTGATTGTCCTCTAAATATATCTACTATGTAGTCAATTATTGATCCCATATGATTTATTGTTAGTATATTCCTAAATCCTCTTTGTTGTATTGTTTCGATGTTAAAACCTTACCCAGTAATTTGCCTATTGTGTAATAGCGTGTTCCATCTATCAGGTGATTGTAAGCGTCAATAGGCTGGTTTATAAACTTTCCGTCTTTGTTTTGCTCATAAACATAATTCTTCAATTCTCTGATATAGTTAACGGATCGCCTTGTTACACACAGTTTATACTCCATCATCTTAAACAAACCTCCCATGACAGAGCCTTTATATTTATCTGCCGGGAATATGATAATTCCGGCATTGGCAATTTCTTGTATCAAACGTGGATCAGCACTATCGGCATAAACAAACAATCCTAACTTCTTCAACTCCTTAATTATTTCGCTTGTTAGCATGTGAGTGCGATAGCACTGTTCGTCCAAATACAATCTATTCTCAAGTATTCCGCATTTGACTATAGCCGTAGGGTCGGAACTGTATCCAAAATCCAGACCTGCTGCAACCTGCTTGGCGTTTGCAGGAAATTCATCCACAATCTCAAATTCAGGAAAAACCAAACCTTCAGCCATAGCTTGCAAGCCTAAACCATAAACAGTCCATAATACTTTATTCTTATGTTCAAGAGATTCTATCTCGTCTATGATCGTTTGTTCCAGGAAAGGATTATCCTTGTATGTTGAGATAAAATGATAAGTACGAGAATCTTTATTCAATTCGCACAACCAATGTTCGTCAGAAAAAGATGGATTATAGTCTATTATGGAAAAATCGGTTGTACGCATAATGAGTTGTTGCCACTCCAAGAAAGAAATTTCATTCCCTTCGTTACAATACAGAATATTTCGTTTGCGTCCTCTAATCTTCTGCTCGTCATCGGTTGAAAAAAACTCTATAAATGATCCATTGGGCAAAGTATAAACCATATCAGACTTATTCATACTCCGGTTATCCCACATCAAAAACTTGTCCTGCATTATCTCTTTAAAGTCTCTGAAAACAGACCCTTTCAGCGCAGGCAATGTTTTACGGACAATAGACAAAGAGCATTTAGGATGCTGAATAACGTACGCCAGCAAGAATATAAGTATATTGTAGGTCTTGCTACTTCGAGAAGATCCTTGCGCAGATACTATCTTATAGCCAGCATTAAGAGCACCTTGTACTTCAGCGTATATTTTAGTTGTCTGAATCTTCATCTACTTGATCCCTCCTATCAATTACTTCTATTTGAATACCGGTATTAATAGGATTGCCGTTGCTGGTAATATCCTTCTTCTCCGGAGCGTCCCATCCCATCATCTTTGATAACCGGTCTAAAGCATCTATCTTAGAGTACATCTTAACCTCAAATCCTTTATCTGTACTTTTTACTGATTGTATCGCTAGCTGGAAAGAGATAGGCAACCGAGTTAGATCCTTTACTAAAAAGATACGATATTCCTTTGTTCTCTTGATTTCCAGCATATCAACAACATTGGCGCGAGCTATATTTGTTAGTATATTAACTGCTTCGTCTTTATTTAAGTCTGAACGGGATTGAAGAGCAGCCTGAAGCTCTTTAACCCTTACCGAAACCTTACCGCTGTTAAGAAGCTCGGAAGCCTTAATGTTTATAGTTTCACTTTTCATTTTCTCGCAAGAGTATGCACGCCTGTAAGCCTCGGACGCATTACCGCATTCCAGGTAGTAGTTACAGAACTTTTCTTGCTTGATAGTGAGAGCCATAAAAAATCTTTTCATCAAAGTTAAGCACACCCCTAGAGAGAGTATGCATAACTTCAAAGCGAAAACGTAACAATAGCCAAACTGTTACGTTTTTCTTTTACAGGTAGCCTTCGGAGCGCAATTTACCCTCAATTAAGGTGATCTTATTCTCCAGGTCAAGACGGAAATCCTTATAGTGCTGATAGGAGAATATCAAATCAGAACATATTCTAGACACCGCTGAAGGGGCATTTAACTTTAGGGCATGAGCAAGCTCATCACGAACTCCTCTGTTAAGACACCCCCCAGCTAAAGAAGACGGGGAATAGAGAAGGACTATGATGAAGACAAACTTCTTCCTTTGTATGGCTCCCAGCTTTCGGGTATTACCCATACCAAAAGTATCAATAAAATAATTGTGTAAATACGGAATTAATGATAGGTCTTCAAGTTTTGGTTTAACAAGTTCGGATTCCCGGGTGGATAAATTTGATATCTGTTCCCGGATCGCCATTAATTCAAAAATTTCAGAGACCATATTTGTGTAACTGATTTGGTTACGATCATGTAGCACAAATGTACTATAAATATTAGTAAAAACAAACATGGGGGGGGGGAATATTAACTCAAATATGGAAAGATTTGAGCTATTTTACAATTCATATTGTGTACTATTGTTAAATATGCAAATATGTGAATTATATCTGCATATTTATTTTGTAAATGCAAATATAGTATGTATATTTGCATTGTAATAATAAAACAAACAAATCATGAAACTGTATCACGCAACATCAATTGACAATAAAGAAAACATTTTAGAATTTGGTCTAATGGCTAATGAAAGTGATAAATTATCAAATGATGAGAGACTATCTGGTTCTTATGTCTTTGGTTTTAACAATATTGATTCAGCTATTGACTTTATCACGGATAATACCTCTGATTATGTGATATTTTCTTTTGATGTTTGTGACAGCGATGTAATCGTAGATACAGAATATGAATGTGACAGTGCATTTGCTGTAGAGTATGACATTACTCCTGATAAATTAACTATTGAGAAAGAAGTATTTTAAATTATACGATCATGAAAACAAAAAAAGAAATAATCGAATTTGCAAAGAATGAGTTATTAATGAATAATAGCTTAGTTATTGCTACCCTAGGGAATGGTGGTGCCGGTCTTTACTTTATGCAAGGACAAGATGATGGCTACATTTCCAACTTTGTTGATGAATTGAATGGCTATTCGTTCGATGGACTGGTAGACGCTTGTGCTGATATTAAAGAATCTGAATCTTATAGTGAAGATTGCGAAGTCTATCAATTTTGCGATAATAATGGATATAAGTTGCAGATAATGACTTTTTAGATGACTAAGGTATTTGTATTAAGATTGAAAGAAACTGGCGCCAAATATGCTTATACGTCCCTGGCTGCCATTTTTATATTACACGATCGTAATGTTTTAGGCGTTAGCCGATCTACTCTTGAGAAATACGATTTTGGCATTGCTGATTATGAAAACGGAAAGATTATAATTGAAAAAATGAATGCATTATCTACAGTAGAGGCAAGAAAACTAGCCGAAAGTTTTTTATAAAATAAGAATGAAATGATAAGAGAAATAATTAAAAGAGCCATGAAACTCCATAAAGTTGAACCTACTGCACTTGCCGACGCTATTGGAATAAATAAAAGTGGAATGGCCGCTTTTCTGTCTGGTAAATATAATTTAAAACAGAATCAAATAGAGAGTGTTTTTAAGGTGCTTGGCATAGAGTTTGTTATAAAACAACCCACAACTCAAAGGCTTAAAAATAAGTGGGATACCGTTTGGAACAATATGTTTACTAGCCTAAAATCTTATCATGTTAATTCCGGAGTATGGCCCTCTCCAAAGAGCTCAGATAAGGAGATCAAAAAACTCGGTTGGTGGTGTGTTACTCAGCGACAATTTTTAAAAAAAGGGAAATTAAGTAATACACGAAAGCAAATGCTTGATACAATAGGGTTTGATTGGGGGATAGTGTATAGAGATAGATGGGCTGAGAAGTTTGAAGCATTAAAAAAGTATAGGTCTAATACAGGAAAGTGGCCCTATGCAAAATCCGATAATAAAGATGAAGCAAAATTGGGTAGATGGCTTAGTGAGCAAAGGGCAATAGCCAAAGGGAAAAAGACCTATAAAATGTTGCCAGAACGTCTCAAAAAATTGGAAGCAATTGATTTCAGGAAGCCTGATTATCGAGGTCGAAAAGAAACAGCTCAAATCTCGTCAAAGAAGAAGACAGAAAACTTAAAATTAAAAAAGCAGGTTAAAGGAGGGAAATATGCTGCTCTATGGTATAAAACATATGCTGATGTTGAAAAATATAAAAAAGCCACAGGAAAATGGCCTACTTCTACGTCGAAAAATGCAGACGCTGCAAAGTTAGGCGTATGGTGTAATCATCAGAGGCAATGTTTAAAGAAAGGTCTCTTAAGTCCAGAAAGACAAGCTAAATTAAACGAGATTGGTTTTGGGGAACCATCTCAATCGACCTCATGGGATACGAAGTGCTCTGCGGTCAAAAAATATAGAGACTCAACAGGTAAATGGCCTAGTGCATCGTCTAAGGATGCCGAAATATCTGAATTAGGTCGCTGGATTAGCACACAGAAGTTATCTATGAGTAAAGGATACTTAAGCCAAGAAAGGCAAGCTAAATTAAACAAGATCGGCTTTGATTGGAATCCAAGATATTTATCGTGGGATAGCACGTACATGTCCGTGAAAAAATATAAAAAAAATACAGGAAAATGGCCTAAACGTACGTTGAAAAATGCAGACGATGCAAAGCTTGGCGTATGGTGCGATCATCAGAGGCGATATTTAAAGACGGGTCTCTTAAGCCAGGAAAGGCAAGCTAAATTAAATGAGATTGGGTTTGAGTGGGTAACACGATGTCCGACCTCCTGGGATGAGAAGTGTAACGCAGTCAAAGAATACAGAGACTTAACAGGCAAATGGCCTAGTGCTTCATCCAAAGATGCCGAAATATCAGAATTAGGTCGCTGGTGCGCCGCGCAAAGACAATTTATGAAGAAAGGACGCTTAAACTCGGAAAGGCAAGCTAAATTAAATGAGATTAGCTTTGATTGGGTTTTGCATAAGGGTAGGTGATCTATTATAGTTCAAATCGTGAAAGAAGCGTATTATTTTTTCTTCCACGACAATTGTTTATATTTGCCCAATCACAATCTAAGATTTAGGAGAGGAATATTCATTTTTGCGTGTAATAATGAGTGTAAAACAAAATAGGCACTGTATACCAAATAGTTACAGTGCCTACCGTGGAGCTGGAGAGATTGTAACCTTTATAATCACAAATAATCACCCATGATCATAAGTACTCAATTTTAAAGAGTTAAATAAAGCTGAATAGTCACAGATAATCACAAATAATCGCGTGTAATCATATTTTTGCGTGTAAATTTGCGATGTTACACGCAAATCTCAGACCTATGATTAAAAGAAGTATTACATTCGATTTAGAAAAAAGAAAAAAAGACGGAGTACTGATAGTTAAGAATGTGCCCATACGTTGCTGTGTCACTTTCAATCGGCAAAGGATAACCATGTTTACAGGATATAGGATTGATGCATCTAAGTTTATACCAGAAAAAGAGATGGTTAAAAATGGATGCTTTAATGAAATGGGGTTTTCTTCTTCTGAAATCAATTTTGCCCTGGAAGAAATGAGATCTACTTTGCAAAGCATTTTCAGGGAATTTGAAATAGCAAATGAAATGCCTACAACTGAGCAGATCAAAGAAAAATACAAAATAACGGTTGGGAAGATTGAAGAAAAGCCGGATGCAAATTTAGGTTTTTTTGATCGATATAAAGAATTTATTGAAACAGTAGGGCGGCAAAATGCATGGACTCCTAGTTCTTGTTATAAGCATAACTCTCTTATGCATTTGCTTGAGCAATATAATCCTCGTCTAAAATATGAAGATTTGACAGAGGATGAACTACAAAACATACTCGAATATTTACGTAATACAAAAGGAATCCGTAATACTACCCTCAAAAAGCATCTCAATTTTATAAAGCAATTCTTGTCATGGTCCGAATTAAAAGGGTATTTATCAAATCACTCATACCAAAAATATAAGCCTAAATTAAAGGGTGCAAATTTTGAATTAAAGAAAGTCGTGTATTTAACTTGGGAAGAATTGATGAGAATTTATTATATGGAGATAGAAAACACTAGCCTAAGTCAGGTACGAGATGTTTTTTGTTTTTGTTGTTTTACCGGCCTTAGATACTCAGATGTATATAATCTGAAAAGAGCTGACATAAAAGAAGACAAGCTGGATCTTGTAACAGTAAAAGATATTGACAACATAGATATTGAATTGAACAAATACAGCCGAGCCATTCTTGATAAATATAAAGACATGGATATAAAAAAAGGGAAAGCTCTTCCTGTTCTTTCAAATCAAAAATACAACGATGCACTTAAGGTTCTTGGACAATTAGCTGAACTAAATGATGAGTTAACCGAAGTATGGTACATGGGGAGTCAAAGAAAGGAAAGGACTGTGAAGAAATGGGAAGTATTAACTACACACGTTGCTCGCAAAACTTTTGTTGTAAATGCTCTAGCCTTAGGCATACCGGTTCTAGTCGTCATGAGATGGATTGGACATAGCGATATAAAATCGATGAAGCCTTATATTACAATAGTAGACAAGTTAAAGAAACAGGAAATGGAAAAATTCAATAAAATGTAATTCTCGCGTACATATATATAATATATCATTCTATATTTATGTTTAAAGGCCCTCCGCTGCTTAAGCCTATTGTTATTTACTACATAAGAACTGAATAGAACGTATCCTATAAGCCTTTCCTGATTAATAATAGGAAAGGCTTTTTTACCTTCTCCTTGGACGACTTAATTCTATAACATTGAAAATTTGCCTCACATCTTTTAAATGGATTATTCTGTCTTCGTACAATGGATTTAGAGAGTGAATCTTGATAGTATAATTCTGTACATCATGTTCTGTTATCCTCTTTACCAGGATGCCTTCTTTATGGACAATCACAAAGTCCCACTTTCGAAAATGCAATTTACATTCTATCCAAAATTCCGGCTTTATCTCTCTGCAAAGAAGCCTATCCCCTTCGATCAGAGAATCCGTTGTACCATCATCCATACTATCACCTTTTACCTCAAAGGCCATATAGTTACCATGAGCTTCATGGTCAACAATAAAAGGTATACGAGGAAGAGCTTCTATATATTCAACATCTGCATACCCACACATATAACCGGCATATGCGTATTGATTAACCAAAGGAACATATATTATATGATCTGGAGATATAGGTTCCGCATTTGACGGAATCGAAGATACTCCAATTTTTTCAATTGCAGGAACAGTAGCGAATATTTCACCTTTTCCGGTTATTAACCAATCTCTGTTATACTTTGGAAAACGTAAAAGTATTTTGTCTACTGTAGACTTAGAAGGAGTACGATGCTCATTAATTAATCTACCAATAGTCGCATTATTAGTTATACCAATTTCCTTACTAAAAGAATTTTTGTTATAACCTTCATTTTCAATAATATACTTAACTCTCTCCCAAGCTTCCATATTAAACAGTATGTATATAGTTAGTTAAAAAATCACAATACGCAAAATAAAGTATGCATATTATTTGATGGTATGCAAACAGTTAGTATATTTGCATCACAAGAACGATACAAAGATACGCAACAATAATGGTTGAAACAATAGTATGTATGTGTCATTCTTTTCTAAACCGGTGATAGTAGCCGGTCAACGCTTGAAATCGCAGTTTTTCGTATCCAACGACGATATAGTGGCGCATACCTATAAATAATAGACGCGATACATACTCGTGAAAAGCAGATTCGTGACATGTCCGATGATCGCAGCGGGGCTAAATAGCAAAATACTATCGGTGTTTGGCTGTGTAAACTTAGGTTTGTATACAACCAAACACTTTATATAGGCTGTGTGGTGAAAAAGGGAGACACATTACTCTATAATAGAATAATCAATTCTTAGATGTAAAGAGCTTGATAACTCATCTTGGTTCGAATCCAGGCACAGCCACATTAATAATAACACTTAAATAAATATGGAAAAAGTAATAGATATCAGTAACGGTTTTAGTCCTGTAAAAATGTTTAACCAGATGAAAGTTGGAGACATTTACAAAATACCCTACGACGACAGTCGGCATAATGGTATTAAATCCGAGGCTGCCAGACGAAATAGAGATGCTAGATTAATGGGGAAATTAAAAGGGAAAATTGATCTTCTTTATCGCGTGTCAACAGCTGAATATCCAGGATACACATCAGTTATAAAACTTAAATAATATGGAACGTATATTTCCAGAACTCACAGCCGAATGTGAGAAAACAGCAATTATGTACTGTTCCGGACTGGAAAAGAAAGAAATAGCTGATATTAAATGTAGAGCAACGAGTACTATCGTTAATCAATTAAGAACAGCCTATGAAAAACTAGGCATAAGAAACGGTAGACAACTTGCTATAATATTAGCAGAACGTCTTTCCGGTCTCCATATAACATTTGACTTTTCTTCTACTACCAGAACTGTTATAGCAGGATGCTTACTCATATTATTAATTATAGATCACAATATGGATATGAGACGACAACGATTAAGAAGTTCCAGATCAAATAATAATATAGAATTGATCTGCCGAGTTAAGACAAGGTCTAGAAGTAGAAACATATTACTCACCGCTTAAAATCATCAAAGAATGGATATTGCCAACATGCCAGCAACAGAAGTTACAGCAGGTCAACTGGCAGACCTAATAATTCAAAAGCTATCAATCCAGAACAAACAATTAGAAAAGCCCAAATTATCACGAGGGCTTGACGTTTTAGCGGAAAAGCTAGGAGTCAGTATAAGTACTGTTGTCAGATTAAAAAGAGCCGGCACATTTGGTGACTCTATAAAGCAAAATGGAAGAGTTATTCTTGTTGATCTCGACAAAGCTGTCGAATACTATTTCGACAAAAACAAGAGAAAACAAAGAAGATAATAGTGTTAAACTGGTTAAGATAATTTTCCAGGTGAGATTCCGGATCTGGGGGATTAGCTCAATGGTAGAGCACATCTTATCGATCATGTGGTGTTACGACGGTTCGATTCCGTCATCCTCCTCTGTGTAAATACGAATTATTATAGGTTTAAGTTTTGTGCTGCACCATCCGTGAGGACCGTGCAGTTTTTTTAGTCAACAATAAAAATCAAATATATGAAAAAGGTATTTCTTGCAATCTTGATGTTTGTGGGATTTATACTCACAATATCCGAAAGTAGCACTTTTGTGCCCAACATTTTGGGAGTATTGATGTGCTGTATATCTGCTTGTAAACTAAAAGTATTTGAGGCATGAAAGATATATACATAGAAGATCCAGACGGGGAATTATCCTACGACGGATATGAAGAGACTGAAGATCCCGAAGATGCTTATCAGAGGGATTGGGAAATGAGTACTCTATATTGGTAAAAATACTGAACCTTCCCTCCTTGAGGTGTAATCTTGACCTCAGACCGGCAACCGCGAACCTTTTGAAAGTGGTAGACCTTGACGTTCGCAAAGGTCCGGTAGGAAAGACCACGGTAAGGATCTGGGAAGGGGCAAACAGGGCGTATGGCTCAATGGTAGAGCGTTCCCGACTGGGAAAGAAAGGGGTTCGATTCCCTGACGTCCACACATTTTAAATCATTTAAATTATGCCTATATTAAAGAAAACAGACGTAAGACCGTTAAGACCAATTATTATGGTTATTTACGGAACGCCGGGAACCGGTAAAACATCAGCGGCCAACACATCAGACAACCCTTTATTGATTGATTGTGACAGAGGCTTTGACCGAGCATCCAATCAAGTTGACACGTTGACTGCTCAAACATGGGAAGATGTCCTTGTGGAAGAACAAACAATGAAAGGGTATAAAACAATCATTGTTGATACGGCAAAATCAATGCTTGATGACTTTCTCACTGTGTATGGCGTAAAGCAGGACTACAAACTTGCAAAAAACAAACTGAAACTGTTTGGTTATATCGCCGACGAGTTCAAAAGTTTTGTAAACCGTAGACGAGCAGACAATACTGATATTATCTTCGTTTGTCATGACAAAGAAACATCTGAGGGCGATGTAATACGGCATTCCCCAGACTGTACAGGACAATCAAAAGACTTGTTGTTAAGAATTGCCGACCAAGTGGGATTTATAACGATGGTAAACGGTAAACGAACAATTTGTTTCGATCCTACCGACACCACCATTGGTAAAAATGTCGCTCAAATTCCTCCTACAACCATTCCGGATTGCAATACGATTGAATTTACCTCATTTATGGCTGATATTATCAATAAGGTAAAAGTTTCCATTCAAAGCAAAACAGAAGAGCAACGCAAAGCAATGGAAATTCTTGATCAAGCTAATGAAGCTCTTGAAAAAGTGGCTACAGTAGAAGATGCTAATCGTATGATAGAAATTAAGCAATCTCTTGACAAAGCTTTCGAAAAGCCGTTTAAAGCAAAAATGGTACAAGTATTAGGTGAAAAGGGGTTTGTTTTTGATAAAGAAACCGGCAAGTTTATTCTTAAAGATGAAAAAAAGGCTAGTTAGAGTAACACAGTTAGAAAAGTTCAGACGCTTTATATCCGATCATTCTGATTATGATACCGAGCAATCAGTCATAGATACACTTACCGGCGTATTTAAAGGTAATGAATACACCAGAATAGGAACCGCCTTTCACAGAATAGTGGAAGGCGATACCTCTGGATGTAAGAAATTAATAAAAACGGAGACCCAATTACCAGGACGAGAGTTTGATATAGAAGGATGTCCAGTTAGGATGGACTTAAATCAATGTAAAATAGCTCTTGCTTATAAAGATAGTTTTCCGAACGCCTTTCACGAAATACGGGAATATATGGATTTTGGGAATATGATAGTAACGGGTTGTGCAGATATAATCAATGGCTTTGAACTTAGAGACATAAAGACTAAATATTCTCCAATAAAAGATCAAGACTACACGGATAGTTGTCAATGGCGCTTTTACATGGAGCTTTTTGGTGTAGAAATCTTTCATTTTGACCTTTTTCAATTTGTTGGATACGACAAAGAAAAGCATGGATATGACGTAAGAGGCTTAGAACTTAAGCCTTACGAACCTGCTATCACATGTTATTGGTATAATCAATTAAAAGAAGATAACCGATATCTACTTCGTGAGTTTATAAAATGGGCAACATTTCGTAATCTGATAACGGATTTACCTGAATATGAATCATAATATTAAAATAAAATGAGCAAATCAATAAATCAAGTGTTCCTTGCTGGTAACGTCGGCAAAGATCCTGAAGTCAGGGCGCTAGACGGAGGCGTTAAGGTCGCAACTTTTTCTCTTGCCACTTCCACCGGAGGATATAAAAAGCAGGATGGTACAGAAGTAGCTGAAAAAACTCAATGGCATAGTATTATTGCTTGGCGAGGTTTAGCCGAAATAGCTGAAAAGTATGTCCATAAAGGTGACAAAATAATTATCATGGGTACCCTGCAATATAGGGAATATGAGAAAGACGGCATCAAACGATATGTTACCGACATTTTAGCGTATGACCTAATGCTGTCGGGTAAAAGTGAAAGTTCAAACTCTAAGCCTCCATTAACTGCAGATGATGCACCTTCACAAGCGGATTTCCCACCAATTGGTCCAGCAGATGATCTGCCATTCTGAAATATGATATTCAACACAGACAACACCTTCGATCGTAAAAAAGCGGAGGTATACTTTGAAAAACTTATATCATCTGGTAAAATAATCGAATTGTCCGAAAAAAGAAAGGCTAGAACTTTAAACCAAAATGCTCTTTTCCATTTGTGGGTGCAAGTCATAGCTGATCACGTCGGATATACTTCCTTTGAAGATTGCAAAAGAGACATTAAAAGGACTTTAATAGGGACAAAAGAGGAAGCCAACCGGATCACCGGAGAAATCCAGCAGGTCGATTATAAGACTTCTGAAATGAGTACTTCTGAATTATCCTCATTTATGGATAAAATGAAAATATGGGCTGAATCTGATCTAGGATGTTACCTGCCCTACTTTGGGGACCCAGGATACGAAGATATGGTAAAAGAATACAGATACAAATGAAAGAGAACACACCACCTCAGTACCTTCTTTCCTCGCTGCTTCGTCATGCAAAAGTAGCTGCGGAACATTTTGACGCTACCGGTAAAAAGCCAAAGGTAGCGGACTCAGTCAGATTACTCAAAAAGGATTTAAAGAAATTGGAAAAGTATATTTCTAAATAAGTAATATATGGAAATATGAAAGTTGTACACGTTCATTTGATCTTTAAAAAGACCGATCATTATTTCGGTAGCATATCTGCCATATTCGATCATTTAAAAGAAGAGGATATAGGAATGACAAAAAAATCTCTTCTCCATTCTCTCTCTTCTGATATGATTGTTACAGGCAAGGCCATTATTAAACGTAGAGAAATATTAAGATGTAAATCAAAGTAATATTATGGATAAAATTAAAGGTTATAAAGGTTTCAACAAAAACCTACAATGCAGGGGATTACAGTATGAAATAGGAAAAGAATACGAAGAAAAAGAAGCTATTAAAGCATGTTCTAACGGATTTCATTTCTGCGAAAATCCATTTGATGTGTTTTCTTATTATCCACCATGCGATGAAAATGGGGAAAATAGATATTGCGAAGTAGAAGCTTCAGGTAATATTGATAAAGAAGCTAACGGAGATAGCAAAGTTGCTTCATCAAAGCTAAAAATAAAAGCAGAAATTGGTTTAAACGGTATTATTAAAGCTGGAATAGACTTTATTTTAGAAAAGATAGATTGGGGGAATAATTCTTCGGAAAATTCAGGTTACCAGTCAGCTGCTACGAACACCGGTGACTGGTCAGCTGCTACGAACACCGGTTACCAGTCAGCTGCTACGAACACCGGTGACCGGTCAGCTGCTACGAACACCGGTTACCAGTCAGCTGCTACGAACACCGGTG